TTGGGCTACCAAAAGTAGATGATAACGTCACAAAGTGGCTTGCACCTGAGTGGCTCGACACAGCCTGTAAAAAACCAGTTGTCTTATTCCTCGATGAGGTAGACAGAGCCACACTTGAAGTCCGACAAGGTATCTTCGAGTTGTGTGATAGTCGCAAGATTGCAGGTCACACACTACACCCTGATACACTTATCTTTGCTTGTGTCAACGGTGGTCAGCACGGATCAGAGTATCAAGTCAATGAGTTCGATCCAGCCGAACTTGACCGTTATACTGTCTTTGATGTCGAGCCTACCGTAGAAGATTGGTTGTCTTGGGCTGAGGGTAACGTCTGTGGCGAGATTTGGGATTTCATCAATCACAACCACAACCATCTTGAACACAAAGATACTTACGAGCCTAACAAGATTTATCCATCAAGACGTAGTTGGGAGAGATTATCCAATGCTCTCGATAAGGTCGGCTCTGTCAAGCACGGCACGACATTGTATCACTTGGCTCACGCATTTATCGGCTTTGAGGGTGCTATGGCTTTCAATGACTATGTGAAAAACTATTGCAAAGTTGTTACTCCAGAGGATATACTCGACAAGGGCAACATTAAGTTGACTAAGAAGTTCAAGATTAACGACCATAACAGTCTTATCGAGAAGTTCAAGGCTAAGAAGTGTTTCGATAACAAGTTAGAACCTAGTCAGTTGCAAAATCTTGCTGAGTATTTCACAACACTTCCCTCAGAGATTGCTATGACCTTGTGGCAAGCGATGGGATCAGGTGAACAGGCTACTCATAACGTGGCTCAGTTGCACGGTCTACAGACCAAAGAGGGTTCTGTGCAAGACTTTATCGTCAAAATCCTCACAGCAGGGCAATAAGCCTGTGGGGTAGGACAGAGAATCATTTCGGTCATTTTCTGTCCTTGCTTTTTTTACTCAATCGGTTATATTATATACATCAACGGAGGACACAACAATGTCAAATAAAAAAAAGCAACCTAAAAAACGTAATATAATACATCAAGTGCATATCGAACAGAACCGAAAGGCTGGCTCTCACAGAGATAAATCGAAATACACTAGGAAAAACAAACATAAAAAACAACCACAGGAGGAATAATGTTTGAAAATATAGACGAAATAGTTCTGTTGTCGAGGGAGAATGGCTATACATTCTTTGACAAAGAACGACAGGAACAACACAGAACTAGAGTACTACCCACACTCTATGGTGGTAAGTACTTCATAACACAGAGTCTGTACGATGGTAGACGTATGTACTCTATCTACAAGGCTCTAAAAGATGGTGCTTGCGACATTGTTCGTGGTGAAGTCTTTCTATCAGAACGATCAGCACAGAGGTATCTAAAGATTGCTATACTACCCAACATTGTAGAAGACGAAACAGAGGAGGTTTCTTATGAGTTACGCTAAACTATCAGAGCATTTTAAGGCTCGCACACCATACAAGTACAGTAAAGAGATACACTTCGATGGTACAAAGATTGTCGCTAATGAGGTTAGATGGGCAAGAGACATAAACGGACGTTGGTTTCGTGAAACAGGTAAAGATCAAATCGTGCTTGCCGAGTATGTCCAACACAACGGTAAAGAGTACGCAGTTGTCTACAATCGTGGTAACAAGTGTTTCGCCACAGAGGTTATGCAGTGGGGTTTCAATAGTAATTACAGGAGACATCGAGTTGGAAACCTCAAGTATGGCGAGGTTGGTAAGCCTGTCAAGGATCAACAACGTGCTTACAAGTGCCAAATGATTGATGCTTTGATTTATAGTGGTGTCATATCCCACATTCTTATCCCCACCACACTAGATGGTGATAGCAAGTTCTTCGAGTTGGAGGGGATATAAACAAACTTGGTCAAAAATTGTCCGTTTAAGGGTTGCATTATTCTGAGGATAAGTTATATTATAAACATAATCGAAAACAACGAGGTCAACAATGAGAATATACATCATAGAAGAATATAACCCATCTAACGAACTAACAAGGTATTGGCTATTTGACGAACTTGAAAAGGCTTTAGACTTTGATGAGTTCTGTAAGGCACAACCGAAGTACAAAGATGGGTTCACCTATCAAGTCAACATTTCAGATCCCAACGACAGGAGATAAAATGAAAACAGGTGACTTATTCAGATTCATAGATACATACGATGTACATAACATTGGTGTCGGCTCTATCGGACTTATTGTAGGTATATTAGAACAACCCGATGGACACTACTATGTCCTTATTAACGGTAGGAACTACACACTACCAAAATACCACATAGAGGAGGTCAAATGAACATAGGAGACTTGGTAACGTGGAACTTGGACGTGTATGATAATAACACTCCTTTGGAGATTGGTGTGGTGGTCGGAGATCACACAACATTCAAAAGAAGAAAGAAGTGTGTGTGGGTAAAGTTCATCAATGGTCAACACTCTCATAGGACAAAGACCTTGTGTAGAGAGAGTCAACTTGTCCTTGTGGAGGACATAAAACAAAAACGGACATAATTTGTCCTTGCATTATTTCATCAATCGGTTATATTATATACATCACTGAAACAAAGGAGGTCATTATGACAACATATTTATTCATACTACACACACCATCATCAAAGATATGTCGCTATGCTGGAGAGCAAAGAGAAATAGAGTTCACAGGCACAAGGAATGAGTTATTTCAACACATTCGTTATATGGCAAGAACATACGAAAGACTTGTTGGAATAAAAGTTAAACAAGGAGATCAATGGGTGAGTGAGGGCGATTTATAAAGTCGGACAAAATCTGACCGATAATCATTTGACAAGTAGTCGAGAACCCATTATAATATAAATATACAACAGGAGAACACAATGGAATATACATCAACAATAGCAAATATGTTATTTAACCCAAACCATATAAACTATCAGGATACTTGCTATCGCACAGATTATCTTTCTTATAGACTTTTAGACGATACTCTTTATAGTTTTACTTCTGTATGGTGTAGAGACTTTAGGAACTACCTACAAACAAACGGTATCGTTGTACCTGATGACAAACGTATGTATACACCTGTGGCAAAACTTGAGGGTGGAGAGCTTATAGGCTATAACACACAATATGCCAATATGGGTAACAAGTTCTTGGATATGAGGGATGATACAAGAGAGATACACTTCCCAAATCTTTACTTTGTAGAGGTAGGCAATCACCCATATCCAAAGGAGGCTCGGTATCACCACTCTTGGTTGATAGAGAACTATCATCGTGAGTGTCACAAGATACTCAATCCACCCTCAGATCCAACAAAGTTCTTTCTACAACCAACTTCATTTGCACCTACACTACGATCCTCGTAGATCCCTCTATACTACCCCTCTACCCTAGTACCCCTATGGGCTATCTAAAACACTGTCTATGCGTAAATACAAGCCTGTATGCACTAGGAATACAAGTAACACTATAACAAATACGGAGGTGACTATGTTCACACCTGACACACAACCTATAACTAGCACTAACACAAAGGAAACACCCAAATGCAACAAAATAAACTCAACTTTTTCACAGTCAACTCCCTTTATCAGGCGATTGCTATCATTGAAGATAATGATTTTCCTGATGGTGTTGATCTCTATGATGCAAACGTACTTGCTTTTCAGTATCTCATCGACACAGGACACGCATGGACGTTACAAGGATGGTACGGACGTACAGCAAGAAGTCTCATCGAAGAGGGTATCTGTAAACCCAAAAAGACGATTGGGACTCCCTCTCAAAGCACCAACAAAGGTATACCTTACAAAACCAAAGTTAAAAAAACCCTCTAAAAAGCCTGTGAGTAAGCCAAAACCTAAGACTAAAAAAAAAGTAAGGTAAGCACACGCAAGAAACGTACACGCACGAGGACACGCACAAAAAAGTTAAACTCACCTAGAACACATCGACTCTCAGGTATCTAAAACCCCAACTTGTTGGGTGTTTTTTTTGTGTTCAAAATACTTGACAATACTATAGTAAGAATGCAAGTCGGACATTTTTTGTCCAACAAGGATTTGACAGGATCTCCAAATCGGTTATATTACTAACATCACCAACAACAACGAGGTAAACAATGACCGAAGATGAAATAAGAGATATAGCGATAAGGATTGTCGATCAGATGGTATCTGAGGGGATCATTCCTGATTGTACAGACACTAACAACTCTATAGAGTTCGAGACACAGGACATAATTGTTGAACAACTAGAAAAGGTTCTCAGGGGGCAACAATGATATTTGAAATCGCTTTTATTCTTGTCGCTATCGGTATCTTCTCATTCACTTGGGCTATACTCGAAATCCTAGCACTCAATATATATATTGGTAGATACCAAAAACCAAATCGGTCAAAAACTGTCCAAAAACGATTTGACAGATAAACTAAAAACAGTTATATTATAAACACATTCAACAACAGGAGAAAACTATGAATGAGTACAAGCACCTTTCCAACCTACAAGTTATCGCACTGTATAAGAGTGCAAAGGCATCTGTCAAGGACTTATCGCCCCTTATGGCGACAAATGATAGGCTCTATCTACAACGTCAACTGGACACACTACGAAACGAAGTCCACAGACGGCTCAATAAATAAAAACGGACATTTTTTGTCCTTGCACATTTTCCCAAACCAGTTATATTATAAATACATTCTAACAACGAGGTCACTATGACACTAGAACAAATAATCAAAGCCTTTCTTAACTATACTCAAGACGTTAAAGGTCGCTATGGTCTATCCATTCGAGATGGTGCTTTATACTCTTACAATCTCAAGATTGCTGAACACGGTGGTGCAGGCTCTTACATCGTCTATGACTATATGGCAACAGGTTGTCGTGGAATGGTATCGGCTACAACGTCAAAGCACGTTGGTATGATTAAAAGAGCCGTTCCTCAGAACAGACTTGTCTTGATGTAGTTCCCTACTACCTACTACCGTACCCCCTTACCCCCCTTACTCACGAGGTTATTATGAAATACTCTAAAAAACAAAAATCTTTATCTCAACCTGTCATCGACTTATTGTCCCGTATGAGCAAGTTAGTTGATCAAGGTCTCACACCTATCGAAGCTGTCGAGTGGATGCAAGAGATTGAACCACAATGGCGATGTTCACGAGGTTATCAAGCAACTAAGGGAGGTCTTATACAGGCTCGCAAGAGACTTGAGAGACGTGTTGAAATGATGAACCAAGTCAACAATGGTGTCACAGTCTTTACTAACAACAAACCAACTAAATAAGGAGGTCACTATGCCAGAACTTACAGAGATACAAGGAAAACTTAACGTAGATGGGCTTATATGCTCACTAGCAATAAACCAAGCCATACAGGAGATTCAACAGTACCAAGAACAAGACGATGTAGAGGGCGAACTAGCGATAGCCGTATTAGAGAATATGCTCTTTGCCCTTGTAGACGCTCTAGAACCCATAGAGGAATAACACACAGATAACAATGCCCTAACAGAGGACATTCCACAATCAACCCCACCACGACAAAGGAATAGAGGAGACTTCCTTGTGGTGGGTTTTTTTTGTGTATACAATACTTGACAAAACTATACACACGTTTTCACGCGTGACACTTCCAAAGGAAGTCGGTCATTTTCTGTCCAAAAATGCTTTGCTCGGATTGAATAAACGGTTATATTAAACGTCTAATAAGCACAACCAACGAGGTAACTATGAAAATCGAAAGTAAAGCAATAATCCAACGTCGTATCCGTAACATTGAGCAAGATATTAAATCATGTCGTAATAGTGGTAACACTTTGCGTATGAGATTACTATATGCACAGTTGTCGGCAGCGACGATAAAGTTGGCTAGTTCTAAATAACGGACATTTTCTGTCCGTTTCAAAATGAATAAATCCAAATAATAAACGTCTAACTAGTACACTTCAACCGAGAGGAAATATGAAAAACTTCACTATCCAAATAGCACCCATTCGAGCCCCTTATATGCGAGAGAGACAGGACGCTGTTCCTACAGTTTGCAAAAAGTATGTCAATGGAAAGGTCGAGTATCACGAGTTCCGTTGGAATAATCCAAAGGCTGGTCGTAATATTATGTGGAAAGATAACCCCGACACCATCGAGGAAAGAGAACAGTATAAGCAACAGTTTGCTGATAGAGTGCAACGTGCGTTTGATAAAGCCAACATCCGTTTCTTTAAGCACTACGACGGCATTAACTTTGAGGACGAAATAGTGCGTGTCTATGCACCTTATCCAGACCTTGCACCTAATGCGACTGTCACCGTATACTCTCAACGTGTCCACGAATACAACGCACATCGCGACTTTTTAAGAGACATAGTATCTAAGATGAACATTCAGTTTAACACTCTTATGTGTGTCCTCCAACAGGGCAAATATGACCTAGCCAAAGGCTCCCTCTACAAGCTAAACAAGTATATGTTTGATTTGCAATCAATGTGTAGACCCCAACATCACGAAGTAGTTTTCAAGGGCAAGAATAACCCTCTCACAGCCAACCTAAGATAGACGGTCATTTTCTGTCCGTTTTAGACATCCAAATCATCTTTTTTATGTTATAATATAAGAGTATTCAATCAAAGGAGTTATGAATATGAATAAAAAATCCAAAGAACTTAATAAGCAAATGAGCAAGGCTGTGAGGGACTCACATCAACGTATGCTCGACCAAGCCCTCAATCAGAGGGTAGAAGTCACAGACCCTGTAAAGTTACGTGAGATGTATCCTGATTTTACCGATAAGCAAATAGCGAGTATGGCGAGACTAAATCACAAGATTAACGTAGCCAACGACTTCCTCATAGAGGAACAATACTTCTGGCTCAATCCATCTGAAAGACCTGTCGAGGGTATCGAGTATGACGAGGAACTTTGGGCTACCACTTCTTATGATGAAGATAAAGAACTTGCAATCATAAGAGAGGAACAGAGAGACATAGATAATGAATAGGTCATTTTTTGTCCGTTTTTACAGAATTTTTATAAAGAATAATCGTCTAATAAATACATTACAACACAAGGAGTTTTTAATGTTCACAATCTTTTCAATCTTTGCTATTATGTTCTTTTCACTTTTTATCCTCACAGCCCTCATATAATAATCACTCTTTTTAACCCCTTTATCACTTACTTTACTCGGAGGTCTTTATGACTCAAATCACATTTCAAGAATGGCTATCTTCTCAACCCTCTCCATTACCACGTTATCAAATCGTTGAATCAATCAAGTTTTATGGATACTTCGATGTTCTCGACACTCACACAGGAAAACGTGAACCTTGTCGAAATCTTCGAACTGCTCGTGCTACTGTTAAGGCTCTTAACAAGTAGTCAACTTCTTCCTCTCTCACCTTACTATTCTATTACTCCAAAGGAGTCCACTATGACTAATACAAGATATAACTTTCAAATCCTTTCCTTTATCACAGACTTATGTGAGAACATTAGTGAAACTGTCGTGACAGACGATGGAGATGATGGAGAAATGACAACCTTTTATTTTCACAATCCTGTCACTGGTTCGATTGACACCGTTTCATTCTTTGAGGACTACGACACTCACCCAATCATTTACTTGCCAAACTACTCCGTAGGTCAGAAGTCTTTTAAAGACCAAGTAGAGATTGCCGACCTTGAGGAACTTTACGAGTTCATTCTTATTGAAGAATAATCGGTCATTTATTGACCGACTCGCTATTGCTACCCCCCTCCATCTATGATACAATAATAGTACATTCTAACAACGAGGTTTTTTATGAATGACAATAACCCAATCTTTAACTCTGTCTCTGTGGCTCTTAGCCACTTCCGTGCTATCCCTGTCTTTGACATCAATGTTGACTGTCTCTCTGATGTTGTCGAGCATCACCGTTATGATGGTCACCCTGATGAGGAGTGTAACTATGAGTCCTGTATGAGAGGAGACTTGGAGTGCTTACTTGATACCGTCACAATGGTTCAAGAACGAGCCGAAGAACTCTCCATCCTAATGATGGAGTCTATGACGTGGGAAGCACGTTACCTAGCCGCTCATACTGAGTACCACGCACTCTTTGAGAAGTATGGTTCAAAGTCTAAGTAGACTTAACCTTTTAGTTTGTTCCCTCAAGACCGATGTTTATTCATCGGTTTTTTTTTGTTCTGTTGTAGTCGCTGTTGTTGACCCCCTCCCCCTACCCATACCATCCAAATAAGTCCGACGGTAACGGCGTTTGCGAGCAGCTCGCGCTAGGTACATTATATACCCACAGCAAATTTCCGAGATTTAAGTCCAAGTCGATAAGTCATTATCCGATACTTTATTTATGAGTTGGAAACCTGCCTTGGTTTCCCATACCGTCATAATCAATCATATCATGGTCTTGCACATACTCATTGATTCGTTTCTGGTGGTTTTTTGTTTCTTTCTTTATTATGAATCCAAACAATTTTTTTAGAAAATTAATCATACAATTTCTCCTTTATAATTTAAATATCACCCCATATTGTTCACAAGTCATCTTCGTATTCGTACCAAGAGATAGTTTTCCAGCTTCTTTCATCTGTGGACCGCTCGACATAGTCTACAGCTGCTTTTAAACTAGTAAATTTTGTAAATATTCGTTCGCCATTTCCTAAGAATACAACAATAGAGTTTTGTGATCTAGCTATATGTGTTATGCGTTGTGGGTTTACAGCAACCGTTTCGCCAACTTGGTTTTGTATTGTAATAAATTTCATGCAATCCTCCCAGATTTTATTAGTACTTATAGTATAACACGCTTTCTATATACTGTCAAGTCGATAGTCAAAAAAATTGCAAAAAAATTTTCCTAGATTTAACAATACAAAAACTAATTACAGCATTATGAAACTTACAAAAAATAAATTATATCAGCTCATACAAGAAGCCATGGAAGAAAAACAATACGGAAAAGATTTTCAAAGTTTTTTGCAAATTCCAATTAGAACTTACATGGACGAAGAAGATATGCTTGATATTGGTTATCTAGAAATGCACGTTGGTCCTAAACTAGGTTCAGGCTATTCCCGAATGGTATTTGAAATAAACGATACTCAAGTTGCAAAAATCGCGTATCGTCATCCTGAAACATTAGAAATGAATTCTTTCAATGAAGGCTGTCAGTCAAACCGCATGGAGTACCTAAAGTTTAATAAATATCCTCACATATTTCCTAAGTCCTACGGTATATTTAAAGAAGATTCAGTCCTAGTTGTCGAAAAAGTAACAGTAATCGAAGAACAAGATCATATGGATAGAGTTTTAAGAAATGCTTATCCATCTCTTGTCGAGGGCTCCCTATATCTTATAAACCAAGGGTATAGCCGCATTAATCCTTCTTGGGTTTTTGAAAGAATTCTTGACACATGGGACGAAGTTATAGGAGATGCTTCTCCTGTGCGTCGTGATGAATTTGATGTTATGATGCAAACAAGAAGAACTACTGATATTAATTCTGAACAATTAGAAACCCTTTGGAATATAGTCACAAAAGACACCAAACTAATGAATTGGGTGTCAACTCTTAGACAAATGGGAGTTGAATTTGACGAACTTCGTGTTGGTAATGTTGGGACCAATTCTCAAGATAACAAACTAATTCTTATTGATATATCAAAATTTGATTTTAATTCTGGTACTGAGGTTGAGGAAAAAAAATCTTCCGTTAGTTCTTATGATCATCGTATAAAGAATATGGAAGTGGATCCTGAACTAGAAAGAGTACAACCATTTGTTTATAGGAGGAGAAACTAATGTCTTATGACGTAAGATGGGAATCTATAAAAGCTTATAAAAGAATGATTGAGTATTTTAAGAAGCAAATTGCGAAACTAGAGAGACAAATTTTTACCGAGCGGTGCTGTCAACCTAAAGGAAGAATTTACCTACCAATCATTAACAAGCGAAGAATAACTAAATAAAGCCTCTAATTACTATTGTAGTATGTTGACATAGGAAGGTGATTTTATGCTGCTTAATTTGCTTTTATGGGGCTGCGATAGCCCAATACCAAGTGACACTTCAAAGCCAAAAGAGGAAATTGCTGAATCTCCCATACATTGGACCGAGTGTTCGTATAACGGAGGAGATCATATTTGTGATGTTACTTTACCAACTGCTGATGGTGGATTTGATAACTTTTATTCTCATTATGGTGAAGTAATTGTTATTGATGTTTCTGCAATGTGGTGTGGTCCTTGTCAAGAAGCTGCTTGGAACTCTAACTCAATAAATGTTACTGCTGATGGTGTTACCTGGATCACTGTTTTGATTGAAAATCTTGATGGCGAAACTCCAACTGAAGAAGACGGACAGTTTTGGGGAGATTATTTTGGAATATGGCACAATGAAATTTGGCTTGGCTCTTCAGAAAACAGAGATTATGAAGGGATTACTGGTTTTGCTAATACTGGGTGGCCTTACTTTCTTATTCTTGACAAGGATCTTCGCATTCGTGTCGTCCAACAGGGATGGAATAAGGAACAAATTTTACAACACATTGCCGATTTGAAATCTGAGTTATAGTTATTGAAAAGGCGGAGGGTATATGTATGCTTTTATTTTTAATCTCTTGTTTATCTGATCATTATTTAACAAACAAAGTTATAGAGGAACGAATCTTGTATGACACAGCTTACGTCGAAGTTATCGTAGAAGTTGAAAAAGAAGTAGAAGTAGAGGTTGAGGTAGAAGTCGAAGTTGAGGTAGAAGTTGAAGTACCAGAAAATTATCCGCTTTGGTCTCAAACTTACATCCAACCATCTCTTGGAAATGGTGTTGATATACTTTGGGTTGTTGATCCATCAGGATCGATGATGAATAACTGGGCTCAAGTTGTTCTTGGCGTTGAACAAATGATGTTGGCTTTGCCAACAAATGTTAATTGGCGTTTAGAAATTATTCCAACAGATCAAGTTAGGGCTGTAAACTTACAATCTTTTCCTATACTCCCTGGTGATTCTTTACAAACAGCACAAGACCATTTACAGAATAATGTTCAAGGTCATTGGGAAAAAGGTATGGATGCTGTTAAGGCCTATATGACACAAAATTTAGATGCCTTACAATGGATGAGACCTAACGTTGCTCTTTTAATTATTTTTGTGTCTGATGAGAATGATTCATCAAGCCAGACTTCTTCTCAATTTATTCAATGGGTACAATATCAAAGAACAGAAGTATATGTTACTTCAATTGTTAATGTAGATATAGCAAACTCTTTGTGTCCGAACTCTTATACTCATTTACACGTAGGTTCTGATTATATGGATGTTGCTAACTACTTTAGTGGTATAGTTATTGATATCTGTGAAACTGATTGGACCTCCGGTGTTACCCAAGCAGCTCAACAAGTCCACCTTATAGATGAAATACTATTGGATCATACACCAGTTGACATAGATCATATTGAAGTTTTAGTTGATAATGTTGTGTGGACTGACTGGTCATGGGATCAAGCAAATAATAAAATAATTTTTTCTCTTATGCCACCTGAAGGAAGTATCATAACTGTTTCTTATAACTATTTATAACGTTATGAAAATTAGAATAAAAAGAAATTCACAAAACTCTTCTGAATTAGAAGAAAAAAAGAAACGTAGAAAAAGACGCAACAAAGGTGGAAAGTGTCAAAAAGGATATAAGACCCACCCTACAAGAAAAAAGAAAAAAATGTTTGGTAAACAATATCGCAATTGTGTTAAAGCTGAAGGTAAAATGTCTAAGTCTTATTGTGAAAACACACCATGCGATGAAATGGGTTTTTCTCAAAGAGCATCTTGTGCAAAGTATAAAAAATGCCCTTCACCAAAAAAAAATGAACAGATACAAGAAAGAGAATTGACTCCTCCTGAATACGAAAAGAAAAAAGAAATAGTAAAGGCAATGAAAAAAGACAAGCCAGGTATGTCAGATAAAGATATTTATCCAATTGCTACAGCAACTGCTAAACGAGTGGCAGAAAGAAAAAAGCGAGATCCAAAAAAAGGAACTGGTAAAAAACCAAAAGGATCTGGTCGAAGATTGTATACAGATGAAGACCCAAGCGACACAGTATCAGTTAGTTTTAAGTCTGTCTCTGCAATACAGAAAACATTATCTAAAAAAAGTTTTAAGTCTAAGAGTCACAAACGACAATCGCAAATAATTAATTTAATACACCAAAGATCTAGAGCAGCATACAAAAATGCAAAAGATCCAAAAGTAAAAGCAAGATTAAAAAAGGCATTTGATTACGCTAAAAAACGTAAAGAAGCTTCAAAGAAAAAAACTATTCGAATGAGGAAAAATAAAAAATGACAAAAGAAGAATTAGAAGAAAAAAAGAAACGTAGAAAAAAACGTAAAAAACGTAAAGTAAAAAAGAAAAAAGGTAAACGTGATGCTTGTTATCATAAAATAAAAAGAACAGCTAAAGTTTGGCCTTCAGCTTATGCATCCGGTAGACTTGTTCAGTGTAGAAAAGTTGGAGCTGCAAATTATGGCAATAAATCAAAAAAGAAAAACGAATCCTTGAATGAAGACTTTAAGCCTCATATGATGTATGATCCAAAAACTGGAAAATCAGAAAAAGCTAATGAAGAAGAAGATCATCACAGATTAGCTAAAAAAGGCTATACTCACATAGATCCTGAAGGAGTAAGAGATGTTATTGGTGATGGTGAGGGTGGAGCTTCTGGACCTGATCCACTTTTGAAAAAGTTTGGTAAAGAAATGGAAGATGAAATTATGAAAACTTTGAAAGCCATGCCTGATATTGGTCAGCACAAAGATGGTGATTATATCATGGATGATGATAAAGAAATACAAGTGCAAAAAGAAGAACAACTTCTCAAGAAAAAGATAAGAATTAGAATAAAAAAATCTAAGAGGAAGTCTACATGACCAACACTGATCTAGAACCAGAGATTCTTGAAGAAAAAAAGAAACGCAAAAAGAAACGCAAAGGTGGCAAACGTGATGGTAAAGGTGCCAGCAGCAAAGGCTATTCTTTACGTGACTGGTTTAAAGGTGGTGGCTGGGTGCAAGCTGGTGGTAAGTATGATGGTAAGCCATGTGCGAAACAACCAGGTCAAAAAACAAAACCTTACTGTAGAGATCCTGATGATCGTGCCAAAATGAGTAAAAAAGAAAGAGACAAGAGAGCTCGAAAAAAGCGTAAGGAAGATCCGAATCCTGATAGAAGAGGTAAAGCAAAAAATGTTAGACAAAAGAAAAGAAAAACTAAAAAGAAAAACGAATCAATGGAGAATACAATGGAAGCATTAAGATATTATGGAGATCCAACAATTCTAGAAACCTTTAGAGGTGCATCTTTAGATGATGGTACTTTGGTTTGTGAAGCTTGTTTGTTTGAACAACTACAAGAAGCATCTTGTGGGTGCCCTGACTTGGTTATGGAAGCTGAATACAAAGGTAGAAAAGTAAAATTAAACAAACCAATGCGTGGAGATGTAAAGAAATTTAAAGTTTTTGTTAAAGACCCTAAGACTGGTAATATTAAAAAAGTTAATTTTGGTCATGGAGGTACTAGTGCTAAGAAAAAAGGTGAGAAAACCATGAAGATTAAAAAATCTAATCCAAAACGTAGAAAATCTTTTAGAGCTAGACATAACTGCAAGAATCCAGGTCCTAAAACTAAAGCTAGATACTGGTCTTGTAAGAAATGGTAATACATTTAATATATTCCAGCTGTATAATGTATTAATATATTATTATAAATAAAGAAAATATATAAAAGAAAAAAATTATATAAAAACATTTGACAAATCCTCCTTAAGATGTTATACTGATTTTACAGTTACTAATTAAATTGATAATCCTCCCAGATTATATTAATATTATAACATAGGATAAATATAATGTCAAGTAATTCAGATAAAAAATTAAATATTTCTTTTGATTGGGATAATACTATCTCAATGTCTTACTTAGATGAAGATTCTAAAGATACAAATTTTATTCATCAGGGGTATAATCAAGAATATATTGATAAAATGCTTAATTATATCAAAGAAGGACATCAAGTTTGGATAGTAACTTCAAGAGTTAGAGATCTAGAAGATGAATTTCCTGAAGAAAGAATAACTTATCACCTTAAGACACTTGGAATTATCAATTATTTTCCACCAGAACGTATAATTTACACTAATAGAGAATTAAAAGCACCTACTTTATTACATTTAGGAATAGATTTACATCATGATGATGATGTTGAAGAGATAATTGCTTGTAAAGAAGCAGGAATCAAGTGTGTTAGAGCTTTAGAAATACATATAGACTCAGATATTGTTGCAAAAGGTGTCATAGCTGACTCTTCAGGTAAGATTTTATTGTTAAAACGTACTGATGGAGACAAAAAATGGGATTTACCTGGTGGTCATGTTAAAAATGTTGAAGTTGAGAGAGGGTATCAAGGTATAACTGATGGTTATGAACGAGAAGTAGCAGAAGAAACAGGACTTTTAGTACCCAATGAGCAAGAAATATATCGTTTTGACAATTATTTTAAAGACAAGTACAGTGATGTCGTACTATTCTTCACTCAATTTCCAACTGAAGAGCCTCCAGTAGACTTAAAAATACAAGAAACTATAGAAAATTCTGAGGCTGTGTGGGTTTTAAAGCAAAATTTACCTGCATATCTTAATCATTCTACCACAGTTTGTAAAGAAGCAGTAGAATATTGGTTATCTATAGATGATGAGATATTAAAAGAGGCTGCTTATCTAGCTTCACAGAACAAAAAATGGGCAAAAATGAAGAGAAGACTTGTTGGTTACGGTAAAAACAAGCATACTGGTGGTGGTAGAGGCCACAAAAGACCATCATTTAAGAAATCCAAGTCAGGACCGTCGGCTTTTTCTGTTTTAGAAGAAAAAACAGAAGAAAAAAAGTCAATAAAGGTAAAAATAGCTAAAAAAAAAGCCTAAAATCAATGCTTGATGACTTAATAAAAGATTTAGAGACAAAAACAACCGATGAATACAAGAATGATTGGGATTTGACTGTTGAAAGGCACTATAATAAGCTTTGGAGCCTTATTTGTGACCAAAAATCAGTAATGTTAGAACCAATTCACTTAAATATTGGAGAAAAACAACATTTTTACTCAAAATCAGATAAAAAGTACCTTTATCTTGGCCCAACTTGGCAAATGTACCTTGTTTCTAGCAAAATTGACGAAAAAGGAAGAGTTATGGTGTACTCTCCGTACCTTTTTGCACAGGGACAGATCTTTTTAGTGCCAAATGACCTAATAATTCGCTTAGGATACAACTAAAATGGAATTATTACTACAAAAAGTTGCTTTATACGCTATTTTAAGTTTATTTTGGCTTATTTTTTACCATTTTATTGGTTTTGAGGTCTCTGTAATCTTAATTTTACTAATTATTATGATAAAATGAGGGTAAATCATGAAAATATCTAAACAAAAACTACAAAAAATCATCAATGAAGAGCTAGAAATGGCTCAAAATACCCCTGAAATGACCTATTCTGGGCCAAAAACAGGGTCTAAAATAGATGATTCTGAGGGTGAAATGGCTAAAGATCAGCTACTACACATAGCAAGATACGCTATTGCTATGGCTTCTAAGCTTGATGATGACCAAGAATTGGAAGGTTGGGTACAATCTAAGATAACTTTAGCTAAAGACTATGTATCAAAAGTGAGACATTACCTTGAAAACGAGCTTCAAGTAGATATGCCGGAACCTCCAAGAGAAGATATAGAGAAAATAATGCAAAAATGTGAACAACAAGGTGCTGAAGAGAAGAAAAACTATGCCGGTCAAGGCAAGTTCTATTATGAGATCTAGTAAACGGGTATTTAACATGTTGGGTAGTGTGTATAAAGATAAGTTTAAGATAGGAGAGTACGTTCAATATCGTAGAATCTCTAGAAATGAAAACTATGAGGCTTCATTTGTAACGTACCAAGGAATAATAACTGACATAAAGTGTATCGACCCAGAATCAAGACCTGTATGGTATGCACAAATCTTGCAAAATGGCGGTCAAACTGATTTAGTATTACTATCGAAAATAAGAAAACTGGAAACTAATTAGAATATGCCTTGTCAGATAAATAATAATTCCAATTTTGACGTAACAGAGATCGAAGGTCTTATACAAGATCTACACGATTTCTCACAAAAACGTCTAGGTTTTAAAAAACCACCAGTATTGAACTTAATGTCTGATAAAAGCAATAAATCACCATTAGGAAAAACAGCTCATTATGATCCAAATTCTATGGAGATAACCATTTTTGTTGATGGTCGTCACCCAAAAGACATTATGAGATCATTTTCTCATGAACTTGTTCACCATTGTCAAAACGAAAATGGTATGTTTGATAATATTGGAGGAGAAAGTGGAGATGGATATGCACAATCTAATCCACATTTGAGAAAAATGGAGAAAGAAGCCTATTTAAAAGGTAACATGTGCTTTAGAGATTGGGAGGATGGTTACAAATCTTCCAATCCAAACATTTTAAATGAAAGGAGAATATATAAAATGTCAACAAAAGATTGGAAAGATAAAGAACTTAACTCGCTTCTTAACGAACGTTGGGGCTTCTCAATGGATTTGGGTAAACTTAATGAATCTAGTTGTGGAAGTAGAAATAGAGATGATGAGAAAGAGAAACTAGAAGAAGAGGAAGACGATAATATTGGTAAAAAAAGCGTAAAAGCTGGAGCAGACAACAACCCAGAAGAAACTAAAATGGACCATCTTCCCGATGAAGTATTGAAAAATATTGCAAAGAAGAAAGATAAAAAAGATAAGAAAAATGAAGGAATGAACGAAGCTGATGATGATAAAGATAAAAAAAAGATGGGAAAAAACCCTGAAGGGATCACTCAGTTAATGGCTGATATCAATGAACTTTCTGATGAAGAGTCACGGCCGATTTATAAAATGTTGCTAAAAAAACATGGAAAGAAAGATCAAAAAGAAGAAAAACTTCGCGAAGCAATCAGAAAAATAATTAAATCAAAATTAAGAAAAAAATGAAAAAGAAAATAATAGAAATAACAAATTTAGAACAATTAATGGAAATGTCTGGTGTAGGTGCAATACAAGGTGTTTCTGGACACATTCCTCATGTTGGCTCTAAGAAGCCTAAAGGCGATGATAAAAGAAAGGAATCTATCATGAGAAAAGAATTACAAACTGAAATGATGATGAGGCAGTACGTCCGTAATAAAATAAAAAAACAATTATGGGAACAGAAAAAACAAGAAGAAAGACAAGAACACGAACTTAGATTAGTAATTCGTTCCTTAATTAAAGAAGCTAAAGAAACTGCAAATCCTCACCCAAACACTGGTATTAACAAATTACGAGATGCTTTTAGAAAAGCAAAACCAACACTTAAAGCTAAGTATCAACAACTAACGTCTTCTAAAGAACAGAGAGACACTTTTTCTGCTCACATGTTAAGAGCTTTTGTTCGTTTGTTTGATGAACTTGATGGTCTTCAAGCTAAAGGAGAAGTAGAAAGTGAAGTTGAAGATATTGAAACAGCAGTAGGTGAAGCTCCAGATCTTGGACTAGAAGCTCCACCAGAAGGAGAGGGTGAAGAAAATATTGATCAAGAAATTGATGATCTTTTAAAAGAAATGTTATATGAGGATGTTAAAGTTGATATTGATGATGATGAAATTGATGTTGTCTCAGATGATGAAAAAGCGGCAGCAGACAAAGAAAAAGAAGACAACAAAACCCAAGCAGAGAAAGACTTTGATAAAAAGAAAGAAGCGGACGCAGAAAAAGAAGAATTTGGAGCAGGATTAGAAGGTGATGCAACAGGTCGAAATCAAGCATTTGATGCTTTTAGACTAGTTCAAACTTATTTCTCAGATGCCTATCTAGATCTTTCTAATGAAGTAGACCAAAAAATGTATCGTGATTGGTGTTTGTTTAATATGAAACTTTTGTTTCAAAACTTTGAAGAATCTCTTCCTACTAATCCTGAAGAACCTGAAATTGAAAATCCTGATGAACAACAAGCAGCTGCACAATAGAGGTTATAATGTGGCAAAAAAAACGTAATGAAGTAAAAGGTAAATCTTATTACTACTCCACTATTAATCGTTTGCAAAAAGAAAAAAAGATTGATGAGGTCTTCTTGTCAAGAATAAATCAATTAACATTAGAAGAAGTTATAGCCATTAAATTGGAAACAGCAGCTAGATTTATTAACCATAAGCTGTATGGCTTTCCAATATGGAAATCTTTGCATTATGTTTGTAGAGAAGCTGTATTGATGTTCGCACTTTCTTCTACAAGATCTATAAACGATGCAGCATCATTTTTAGGCATATCTCAATCAGAGATAAAAGAAAATATAAAAAAATATAAAATTTCTCTTGACAACAAAGATTGAACGTGTTATAATAATATTATAATCTTTGGAGAGAGGATGAAAAAAAGAATAGTTTTATTTGATATGGACGGTACTTTAACACCGCCAAGAAAAGAATTAGATCGTGATTTAATTCCTGCATTACGAGAACTTGCTAAAATAAGCGAGATTGGTATTGTTACTGGATCGGATCACAATTACGTTTTGCAACAAATGGGTTTGTTGATGGAGAATAGCGAGATACGTTACAAATTACATATCCTCCCTTGTAATGGCACAAAATATTATCCTCCTCCCCAAGCTGCCACTCAGCCGCACCAACTAGCCTTCGAAAAAAACATGAGAGAAGAATTAGGTGAATTGGGATTTACAACAATCATGCGACACATTCTTCAACGACAAGCCCAGTTGCATCTTTATAATATTCCTATGACAGGTCATTTTATCGATTACAGAGGCTCCATGATCAATTGGTGCCCTATAGGAAGAAACGCTAATGACAATGATAGACAAAGGTTTATACACTTTGATCATGACAACTCAGATTTCAGAATGGGGGAAATTAGATCATTTACAAAATTTTTAGAAAGAAGTTTTATGAATGAAAAGTTGCAAATTAAGTTAGGTGGAGAAACATCTTTTGATATTTATCCTAAAGGGTGGAACAAAACCTTCGCACTACAACATTTTGATGATTATGAATGTTGGTTTGTTGGTGATCGTTGTGGAGAAAATGGAAATGATCAAGCTATTTATGAAAGGCTTAGAGTTCATGGAAGATCTTTTGAAGTAAAATCAACAAAAGATACTTTAAATTTAATTTTTGACGAAATAATTCCAAGAATAGCTAATGATAGATAGGTTTTATGATTATGAAAATTTTTTATTTAAATCGCCTTGAAGATGAATCTGGTGTTTCTGGAACTGGACGAGTTGCTCAAGGCTTTATTTTTGATAATGGAAAGGTAGCTTTGACATGGTTATCAGAACACCCCTCCATAACAATTTATGACAATATAGGAGAAGTGCATGCTATACACTCTCACGACGGAAAAACAGAAGTTGAAATGATGCCAGATTTTAAAAGAGCTTTTAATGAACTTAAATCATTTATTGATAACTTTTCTCTTACTGAGGTTTGTATGTCTAAAGTTTCACCTGAATCACCAGCAGGAAAACTGATAACTAAAAACTAGTTATGAAGTGGATAAGTTATATACATTAAAGCTGGATGCATCGTGGAGACCCATAGAAGTAATTGATGCTTTTAAGGGCGTAAATATGGTGCTTGGAGGCCGCGCAAGAGTCTTGGAGTGTTATGACACCGGTCCGCACCCAACGGTTAATTTTCCGGCTGTTATCGTCCTTAAAACGTATATACATAAAAGAAGGTTTACAATGACCTGTAATCGGAAAAATGTCGTTTGGAGAGATCAAAACACCTGTCAATATTGTGGAGGTGTTTTTTCTTTTAAAGATTTAACAATGGATCATGTTCTACCTCAATATCATGGTGGAACAAAGACATGGGATAACATTGTTGCTTCTTGCAAAAGATGCAATGGAAAGAAAGGTCACAAAAAACTTGAAGAAATTTCAATGAATCTCTTGACAAAACCAAAAAAACCTGCTATAACTATAAGAGACTATTATAGACAAATAAGGTTTCCCGAATGTTGGGACAAATATATTTAAAGGAGATTATATGAGACAAAGACCCTTAATTGCTGTGAGTGGTGGCTTTGACCCTGTTCACATAGGACACGTTAGAATGATAAGAGATGCATCTCGTTATGGAGATGTTATGGTTATTATAAATTCTGATGATTGGTTACAAAGAAAAAAAGGTTATGTATTTATGCCATACAAAGAAAGAGCAGAAATCATGGGAAACATTAAAGGTGTTACTCTTATAACCTCAGTAGATGATGCAGATGGAACCGTATGTCAAGCCCTGAGAAGGCACAAGCCCGATGCATTTGCTAATGGTGGAGATCGTAAAACTGAGAACACACCAGAAATGGATGTGTGCGAAGAACTAGGAATTCAAATGTTGTGGTCTGTTGGTGGTGGCGACAAACCACAATCTTCATCATGGCTAGTAAACAAATTAAAGGAGAATAAATAATGGATGCAGATGAATTTTCAGAAAAACTAATGAAGTTGTCAATGGACCTACAGTCTTGGCCTCAGTCAAAACAAAAAGCATTTACAGAACTTCTGTATGCTTCTAAGAGAGCATTTGAGATAGGATTAACTCAGGAGGAAATACAACTAATTGTTGTATCAGCAGTACAAATAGCAAAGAATCCAGACATAAAACAATTGTTTTCAATTTTGACAGGAGAGTTTAACACCAATCCTGATGATGAATTTCAATAATTAATAAACAAGAGCGAGGAGAAATCCTCGCTTTTTTGCTATTTATAGTAATTAATATTTGGAGAGAGATATATGCCTAATGAAATAAAAGCACCTAAGATTTTAAAAGAAACGATAAAACAAGTTTATGAGTTTATGAAAATAGAAAACTTGTTATTAGAATTTGATAGAAGAACTGTTCTTCGTTTAATTATTGAAGCCGTTACAGAAGAAGAGCTTGCCGCATTTAATAATGCTAAAGATAAAGACGCAGCAAAAGATGTATACAAAGCATTATTAAAAAAATATCACCCAGACAGAGCTCCTGAAGGAAAAGAACAAGAGTTTAATGAAGATTTTTTAAAAATACAAAAAGCATACGAAAAACGTTGTAGTCAACTTGAAGGTGAAGAGTGCGAGACTCATGACTCTGTAAAGAAAGAAGCAGATGAAGAAATGAAAAAAGAACAAGGGCAACAAGCTCAAGGAGCACAACAAGATATACAAGATGTCAAAACTTTTCTTCAAAAGGCACAAGAAAAGTATCACAATTTATACGAACAAATGAAGCAAGTTATAGAGAAGTTTTCTAGCGAACCAAAAGCCTTTTTTGAAGACCAACAGTTTATAAACAAACTTGTTTCTGTAGCTCAAGCACTAAACGAACAAAAAGTAGGAGATCTTGGGGTAGAAATAAAAGATGGTGATTTAAAAGGAAATATTGAAAGAATTGTAGCGGTGCTTGAACAAATAAGAAAAGAACTGTTGCAAGCTTTAGTTAAAAAAGGACAACTAGTTAGACAAAATCCTCCACAACCAGAAGAAGAAAAACAAGAACTACAAGAAAACTATACACAAAATCTTAAAGATTCAATTAGAAGAACTATTAAAAAAGCTGTGGAAGCAAACCCAGAAACTGACGCAGAGGAATTAGCGAAAAAAATATTTGATTTATATATTTCGGGAGATAGTAAAAAAATTAATGCCTTTGTTGAAAAATTAGGAGGAACAGGACAATCTGAAGAATACAACAAAGATCTGTCTGACACTTCCAAAAAACAGGGAATTAACTGGTTTACAGGTACAGCAGTTCGACACAAACAATCTCTTTCTGCTTTGGTCGCAACCATGCCAAATGGTGAAGAAATCCAAGCTTCAAAAGAAGATTTAAAAGCTACTTTTGACATAATAAAGGCATCAGATAGGTTTGTAAGAATTTATGAATTACTATTTCAACTAATAAATAAAAAAATATCTTTAGATAAAGTAGATCTTCCTAAGCCAATAGACCTTTCAAAACCACCATTGCAGCCAAGAGTTGATTTAAATAAAATAACTTTAACAAAACCCGAAATAAAGAAAGATGATGATGTCGTTGTTGATGATGACGGCGACGGATCAGCCGATGCATTTAATACAGATGAATTTAAAGCGTGGTATTACGATGGTAAAGTTCCAGCAGGGTCCGCAACTGATACAGGTGCTAAACAAGAGCAACCTACTCTTAAAGAACAAAGTGGAGAAACACGATCTTTTAACGACCATAGAGAAGACTTTACAAAAAGTTTTACACGTATACCAATGTTGCAAATACAGTCTCAAATATTTACTAGACTTTATAGTGAAATTTCAAACCTTAATGATGAAAATTGGTTAAAGAAATTTAATATGCAAGGAGGAACAGACTTTGAAAAAGATCAAGTTTCTCAACAGATACAAGAACAACAAAAAGAACAAGTAGAATTTGATGAAAACGATATCGCAACTTTCAAAGAAGAATATGAAAATTGCTTAAAGATAGCCAAAGCCTTAAATGTTCTTGTTAAAAAACTTGACAAAGAATCTAGTGGATTAGAGACTATTGGTGGAAGTAAAATAGTTGATGCATCAAGAAAAATAGCACAAGCTCTACAAAACTCTTTAGCAAAGGTTTCTCAAACTATTTCAGCAGAATTAGACCAATACGTTGGTAAAGGTGGAAAACTAACAGAAGCACCAGAAAAAAGCCCTGAACAAGCAAGACAAGATGCTAATAAAGCTAAAAGAAAGAAAAGAGGAGAAAAAGTTGTTTCTGTACATCGAGCTGTTGTAGGTGACTTAAGAGAAATTGACCAAGCGGTTCGTTCTGCTGGAGCTGAAGGTATAGATAAAGACACAATTCTAAATGCTGCTAAAAGAATTCAGGATCAACTAGATAGTATAAAGAAATTTTTTCCTTCTATTGCTCCATTTGGAAAAGTAGTAAAAGACCCAGATAAAATGATTAAGCAATTAAAGATATTTGCAGCAGGACTGGTTACAGATTTAGAAGATTTTATGGACCAACTAAAATCTCTAACAGCCGTTAGAGGAATGAATGAACAAGTAGAAAAAAGAAAATATGATACAGAAACTATAGCAGATTTTAAACAAAAGATTATTAAAATGTCTTCCAAGATACAAGAATATTTTGATGTTAAATCTGATATCCCCGAAGTTGGTAAAAAGAAAGCTCCAAAAGTTACAAATATAGAACAAGCAGCTGCCGAAGGCCCTGGTGGAGATAAAGCTATACAACAAGGAAAAGCAGAAGCTCCACAAAGAGAAAAAGAAGAAGAAACTAAGGGAATAAGTAATCACTCTCAAGCAGTTACAAAATTAAAAAGTTATGAGACAGTTTTTAATAACATTTATGATGATCTAAGTAACCAACCAGGAGACATTAAACGAGTCTCACTTATAGACAAAAAAGATTTCACCAGCGCATTAGTGGTTTTATTAAACAATTTTCCAGAAACCGAAAAACCAGTACAAGAAGAGATAGGCCCAAAAGTAACCACAACAGAAGGATCAGGTTTTAAAGTTTTTGGTTTAGACAAAGAAAAATTAAAAATAATAAACAATTTAATCAAAATTGACCAATCTGGAGGTTTATCTAACTTCATGTATGCTTTACAAAAAGATAAAACAGGAGCAATGATACTTAAGAACAGAATTGATCAAAAATTAAAAGGTATTTCGTTTAATCTAGATTTTAATGAAATAAAAAAGTTTTATAAAACTAAAGAAAAAGATCCTCAACAAAAAGACGATAAAGATTTCCAAGCTGGTAAGAAATTTGGAGATAAAGTTAAAGGAATGTTTAAAGAAGAAAAAAAACAAGAACAACTAGAAAAGAAGCTAGAAAAATTAATTGAACACTACCTAAAAAACAGGATATAAAATGGCAAAAAAAAATTATGTGATCGATACCTCGGTCTTCTTAACAGATTCTTCTTGTCTGTTCAAGTTTGGGAATAATGACTTATTTATTGCCCACAAAGTTCTGGAGGAAATTGACAAACATAAAAAACGTCAAGACTCTGTTGGGTTCCACGCAAGACATACAATAAAAGTACTTGATGAATTGCGCGAAAAAGGCTCTTTAAGCAAAGGACTTCGTCTTGGTAAGGGAATGGGTATCTTAAAGGTTGAAGAAGCTTCTAGGCCCCTTCCTGGCTCTTTATCAATGCGTGTTTCTGATCATCAAATACTTGGTGTTGCTCTTGCTGTTCAAGAAGCTTTTCCGAAACGAAAAACCATCGTATTATCTCGAGATATAAATATGAGAGTTATTGCTGATTCTTGCGGTTTATTGTCTGAAGATTACGAAACAGAAAAAGTAATTGAAGATATAGAAAAAATTTACACTGGTTTTATTGAAGTTGTTGTTGATGATGAATTGATTGAACAGTTTTATGATGATGAGGACGTGTATTTTGATGAACTATTTCAACAAGAGCATAAAGTTAAACTTTACCCAAACCAGTTCATTATCCTTATATCTTCATCAAATCCAAAAAAATCTGCTTTGGCAAGGTTTGTTTTAAACGAGAAGCCAATTGAAAAAATAAGAGATGATGTTACAAATTTGACTATGGGGATTTTTCCAAGAAATAAAGAACAAAAGTTTTCTTATGATTTATTATTTGATGATTCAATAAAATTTGTTTCCTTAATTGGTAAAGCTGGTTCTGGAAAAACCCTTATGGCAATAGCTGCTGGAATGGAACAGACTCTTTCTCTTAAAAAATCAAACAACAAATATAGAAAAATTGTTGTGTCTCGACCTGTTCAGCCTTTAGGAAAAGATATTGGGTTCTTACCGGGAACAATGCACGAAAAGATGATGCCATGGCTAATGCCTATACAAGATAATCTAGAAACAATCATGGGTGAGGACAAAACTTACCTTAATGAGTATGTTGAGAGAGGTAAGATACAAATAGAGGCTCTGACTTATATTCGTGGTCGCTCTATAAATAATGCTTTTATTGTTATTGACGAAGCTCAAAACCTAACTGCTCATGAAGTAAAAACTATTCTAACAAGAGTTGGAGAAAACACAAAGATAGTACTAACAGGAGATATCGAACAAATTGATAATATCTATACAAATGAAACATCAAATGGTCTAACGTATGCTGTTGAAAAATTCAAAACACAAGATATATCAGGGCATATAACATTCTTAAAGGGTGAGCGTTCAAGACTCGCAACAATATCTTCAAAAATTCTTTAGTTGATAAAAAAACATTCTACTTATTACTTGACAAATTTATTCTATCGTGTTATAATTACTATACACTTGGAGAATAAATGAATTGGTTAGAAGAGTCTGTAAAAAGATCAAAAAAACTAAGGAATCACTATATGTTAAAGGGAATTGACATTTATGTTAAAGACCAACTACCTCAAGATATTGATGTAGATTTTGCAATTAAATATGTAGCCAAACGTTTACCTGACCATGTGCTAACTAATATTGACATTATTTATATTGGACACTTTCAAGATCTTGTAGATCGTGACGTAAATGCTCTGTGGCAAAATGGAGCCATTTATATTACGAATGACCAAGACAATGAAATGGATATGATTGATGATCTAATACACGAGATAGCACACTCAAATGAGAAACAATACGAACAAATAATTTATGAAGATGGAAAGTTAGAAAAAGAATTTTTGTATAGACGCAAGAGGCTAGCTGAGATCCTAATAGATAAAAAGTACGGAGTCCCTCCTGGATTTATCTATAACGTAGATTATGATAAAGTTATTGATGACTTTTTGTATAGCACAGTAACATACGATGTTCTTTGGCAATTAGTACCCGGAATATTTCCCTCACCTTATGCGGTGACTTCTTTAAGGGAATATTGGGCAAAAGGCTTTGAACAGTTCTATATGGGCAAACAACAAGAGTTAAAAGAAACTTCACCAATTTTATTTTCCAAGTTGATGCAATTATACAACTTGGAGGACTAATGCATATATCATATTCAGAACTTAAAACATGGGCAGAGTGCGCATGGAAACACAAACTTATCTATATTGATAGAGTTAATAAGTTTGTTGGCAACGAATACACAGCTTTTGGTAGAGCCTTACACACTCTGTGTGAACACACCATTGAAGATAAAATACAAGAAGAAGACTATGATGACTTTTTTGAAATTGTGTTTGAAAAAGAACTAATGGATCTTTTAAGAAAAAACGTTGAACTAAACGAAAAAATGACTAACGATATGCTTGACCAAGCAAAAAAAATTGCTCCTCAAATCATACCACAAGTTGTAAGCAAATTTCAAAATTACGAAGTCTTTTCAGTTGAAGAGAGGTTATATCTTGATATTCCTGAGTTAGAGAACTGCAAGTTTAAAGGCTTTATAGATTTAGTTCTCAAAACAGAAGATGGTAAGTACCACATAATTGATTGGAAAACTTGTTCTTGGGGTTGGGATGCTAAGAAACGTTCTGATAAATATGTAACCTATCAACTAACTCTTTACAAAAAATTCTTTTGTCTGAAGCATAATATTGATCCAAAACTAGTTGAGACACATTTTGCTCTTTTAAAAAGAACAGCAAAAAAAGATAATGTTGAAATTTTTCGCGTAACATCTGGACCTAGAAAAGTCGAAAACGCGACAAACTTACTAATTAAAGCTGTAAGATCTATATTTAATAAAGCTCACTTCAAGAACAGAGGTTCCTGCTCTTATTGTGAATTTAGAAACACAGAACATTGTCCAAGATAATAGAGGAGAAAAACAATGAAAATTACAAATGAACAGTTGAAGAAAATCATCAAAGAAGAATTAGACAACATTTTAAATGAAGCCGAAGCAGGAATAATAAGAGACGGTTTCATTCATCATGCTCAACAAGCAGGTGTTTACAATGTAGGTTTAAATATTAAAACTGGAGAAAAATTTACCATTGGGTATGCCTCCACACCATCAGAAAGAACAACACATGTAAAATTAAGAGTAACAAATCTTCAACTTGATAATTTAAGTAATGTTGCATACAACATTGCTCGAGTAGCTAAAAGAGAAGGATATGATAATATCAGAGAAGACGAAATACTTGCTGCTTTAAACAGTGGTAGCATCACTCTTCCATGATAAAAATAAAAAAAAATAAAAAAAAACTTGACAAAGTAAAACCAACGTGTTATAATAGTAATAAAAAAGAGGTGACCTTTGTCAAAAATAAAAATATTAACACTTTCCGACCACCCTCTATCACCTTCCGGCGTTGGAACTCAAACGAAGTATTTCTGCGAGTCCCTTCTTAAAACCGGAAGGTATTCTATTATATCATTGGGTGGCGCAATAAAACATCAAAATTATAACCAAGTTCTTGTTGATCCATATGGAGAAGATTGGAAGATAATTCCTGTTGATGGGTATGGAACTCAAGAAATGATACGTTCTATAATAAAAAATGAAAAAATAGACCTTCTGTGGTTTATGACCGATCCGCGATTTTGGGGATGGCTTTGGGAGATTGAAAATGAAATTAGACCGCTTTGTCCAATGGTGTATCACCATGTGTGGGACAATTTTCCTGCACCTTACTTTAATCGTGACTTTTACTTATCTAACGATCATATTGTCACTATTTCTAAAGTTACTCATGAAATTGTTAAAACTGTAGCACCAGAAGTTTCCTGCACCTATCTACCACATTCAGTAAATCCAGATGTATTCAAGCCTTTAAGTGATAAACAAATCGAAGAGTTAAGGGATTCTTCTCTTCAAGAAGAAGAGCGATCAAAAGTTATTTTCTTTTGGAATAATAGAAATGCGAGAAGAAAACAATCAGGAACTTTAGCTTGGTGGTTTAAAGAATGGCTTGATAAAGAAGATTTACACGATAAAGCTTGTCTTATAATGCATACAGAACCTAAAGATCCGCACGGACAAGATTTAGAGCATATAATAAATCATCTTGGTTTAAAAAATAGACAGATAATGTTGTCTACAAGTAAAATACCACCAGAACACCTATGCAATATTTATAATATGGCGGATTGTACTATAAATATATCAGATGCAGAAGGCTTTGGTTTGGCAACTTTAGAATCTCTTTCTTGTGGAACACCAATCATTGCTACAATGACAGGTGGACTCCAAGAACAAGTTACAGATGGAAATGAAGAGTTTGGTATTGGTTTGATCCCAAGAGCTAAGTCTGTCATTGGATCTCAACAAGTGCCTTATATATATGAAGATAGGGTTGATAAGGCTCAATTCCATTCCGCTCTTACCAAAATCTATAAAATGGGAAAAGAAGGTAGAAGGCAATTAGGAACACTTGGTAGAGAACACGTTTTAAAAAATTACAACTTTGTTAATTTACAAAACAAGTGGGTTGAAATTATAGACAAAGTCATAGAAGAAAGAGGGTCATACAATGGAATTAGATTCAAGGAGGTTGCGTAATGAAAAAAAAGATATTTGTTAGAGGTCCTGTCTTATCACAATCAGGGTATGGAGAACAGTCACGCTTTGCTTTACGAGCCTTGCGCAGTAAAGAAGAGACATTTGAAATATACATACAACCTCTTCCTTGGGGAAAGACTGGTTGGATCTGGGAAGACACAGAATTTAGAAGATGGATGGACTCGAGGATCACTGAAACACAGATCCTGCTTCAACAAAAACAACTACAACCTGATATATCGTTGCAAATAACAATACCAAATGAATTTGAAAAAATGTGTCCTATAAACATAGCATACACTGCTGGTATTGAAACCAACAAGTGCTCACCACAATGGCTACCCAAGTGTAATGAGATGGATAAAATACTAGTTGTTTCACAACATGCTAAAACATCAATAGCAGATACAGTAGCAAAAGCTACAAACAACCAAACAGGTCAAACTTTAGACTACAGATGTGAAAAACCAATTGAAGTTGTTTGGGAAAATACCGAACGGCATGAGCCTGAAGAAATTCCTGGACTTGATCTAAAATGCGATAAGAATTTTCTTGTGGTATCCCAGATGGGTCCAAGAAAAAACTTTGAAAACACAGTTTGTTGGTTTGTAGAAGAGTTTATAGATCAAGAAGTTGGATTGGTTGTAAAGACTAACTTTAAAGGAAACTCAATTATAGACTTCACGCAAGTCGAAAATCATTTAAAGTCTCTACTTGAGAGATATAAAGATCGTAAGTGCAAGGTATACCTGCTTCATGGAGACTTATCACCCGGACAGATGACAAGCTTGTATTCCAATCCTAAAATTAGTGCTTTGATTAACATATCACACGGTGAAGGTTTTGGACTTCCTATGTATGAAGCTGCAAGAGAAGGCCTACCAGTAATAACTTGTGGATGGTCTGGACAGTTAGATATTTTGCAACACAATGGAAAAGATTATTTCACTTCTGTTGAGTATACTATGCGACCTGTTCAAAAACAAGCCCACTGGAAAGGTGTTATAGAACCAGATGCTATGTGGGCTTTTGCTGATCAAGGTTCTTATAAGATGTCTCTAAGGTATGCGTCTAAAAACTTAGACAAGCTAAATCAACGAGCTTTTGAGTTAAAAGAAATAGTTAATGATAAATTTTCTGATGAAAAATTGTTTAAGATTTTTTGTGACTCCATATATGAACCTGATCCTGAACTTGAAGAGTGGCTTAAAAAATTAGAAGAGATGGATGATTTATAGTGTTTGAGTTTGATAACTATGTTGATGATTACTTAAATAAGATCACTGACTCTTGGTTAACCCCAAGAGGAATTATGTTTTCGGAAGGTTTTGCTTTAACCACAGCTATATTTGAAACAAAATCTAATTTGGTACTAGAATCTGGCACTGCCTATGGTGGATCTTGTGAAATGATGGCCATGATATGTGAAAAGACAAAAATACTAACAACAGATTTACACAATATATATGACTCTGAAAACTATTCTAAAGAAAGATTGAGCAAATATTCTAATGTGTTGTGTAAAAAAGAAAACTCACTAAAACTATTTCCAGAAGTTTTATCTAAATATACACAGAAAAACGCACTTATTTTCATTGATGGACCAAAAGGCCAAAGTGCTATTGACTTTGCTGATTATCTAATCAATAGATACCCACAGAAGATATCCTTGGTTGCTATACATGATATTAAATATGACAGTAAGAATGCTGAAACTATAAGACAAAAATATAATAATTGTATATTCACTGATGACCCCAATGGGGTTTTTAATAGTTTTAGAGAAAAAATTGATTCGCATATGTTAGAATTAAATAAACAAAAAAGCAATTTAACAAAATCATCTTTAGATCGAGAAAAAGGTGCTGGGTACCTGCAACAAGTCTTAAAGGAAACACCTCGAGGTTTTGGACTAGCTTTGATAAAAGGACCTTTTAAATGAAAAACATAATTTTTGTACAAGACTTCTTCGTTGAAGACATTGTGGGCGGAGCAGAACTACATGATGATGTAGTTTTGAAACACTTCGACAAATTAGACCTTTTGTATGAAAAGAAAAAAACAACTAGTATCACAATCTCTTATTTGAAACAGAACAAAGATAAAGTATTATTTATATCTAATTTTACTGGTCTTAAAAATTATATAAAAGCTTTTATAGCAAAAGAATGTACGTATCTTATTTACGAGCATGACTATAAATTTGTTGATGTGAGGAATCCTATAATGTTTGATAATTTTATAGTACCAGAGAGGCATCAAATAAATGTAAACTTTTATAAACAAGCAAAAAAAGTTATTTGTTTATCAAAACTACACAGAAGTATTTTTGAAAAAAATCTACAACTTAATAATTTAGAAAACATAAACTGTAGTATGTGGTCTGACAAAGACCTAGATCTTTTTCATAACTTACAGGATGTACAAAAAAATGATAAATATGCTATTATAAAAAGCTACAGTCCTATTAAAAAGACAAAACAATCTATTGCATACTGTGTTAAGAAAAATTTAAAATATGATCTAATATCTTCACCTAATTATCATGAATTTATGAATATATTGTCTAAATATAAAGGTTTAGTTTTTATGACAGGGCACCCTGAGCCTACTCCCAGAGTAGCAATAGAAGCCAAAATGTTAAATTGTTCTTTTATTTCTCAAAAAAACCTGATAGGTGTAGCACATGAAGATTATTTTAATCTTAAAGGTGTTGATATGATAGAAGAAGTTAGACAAATGAGAGACACATCTTTAGAAAAACTAACAAGGTGGTGTAATGAAGTATAATATTTTAACTGTTTGCAATGAAGGTTATGCACCTTTTATTAAACTTTTTATAAATTCTTTATTTGAACTTGTTGATATTGAGAATGTAGAGAAAGTATACATATATGATACAGGACTATCTACCACAACAGTTAAGTATTTGAATCTATTTCCAAAAGTAGAAGTAGTTAGTACAGATTTAGTAACAGGCTCTAACCAGATTCATGACGAATGTTGGAAAAAAAATACCTATTCAAAAACAAAGTTTTTACTACAAATTTTGAATAAAACAAATTTGCCCACTTTTATGATCGATTCAGACTGTATATTTGTACAAGGCTTTGAAGATTTAATCGATACAGAAAATCACATTGTTGCATGCTCTAGAAATAGAAATGGATTTTCAAAACACATAGGGTCTTTTTTTGGTGCTATTGATGTTGACAATAGTATTAGTTTTTTAAACAAATGGATTGAAAACATAGATTTATTACAAAATACTACTGATCTAAAGCACTGTGAAAGTCCAGCTTTATCAAAAACAATTAGTGAGACGCAATTTAAATTACAACAAATACAGGAGCAAATAATCTCAGCTGTGTTTCCAGATGATACATCTAGAATAATTCATTTAAAATCTGATTATTACGCAAAAACTGTAAAAGATAGATTAAGCTTGAGTCATGCGATTCGATATACAAAGAGGTATTTATAATGTTAATGTCCGTGGTTATAACAACATTTAATAGAAGTGAAGTTTTAAAAAAAAATTTAGATTGTTTTAAGCAACAAACTGATAAAGATTTCGAAATAGTGGTAGCAATAGATGGATCTACTGACAATACAATTAAAATGATAGAAAACTACTCTTGTGATTTTCCTATAAAGTGGGTGGACACAAAAGAAACACAAAACTATTGTTTGGCTAAAGCTAGGAATATGGGGATTATAGAAACTTCAGGATACGCAGTTGTTATTTTGGATGACGATAGTTTTCCAGTTAAAGACTTTATATCAGCACACAAACAATCAGTAAAACACAAAGTTTTAACTGGCGGTCTTAGAAACTCTCATGATCCAAATGATTCTTTAATACCAAAAATGAAAAAAACACTAATAAAATATGGAGTTAGAAAGGTCAACCCTATAACTGAAAGAGTAGTAGAGAACAACACTTGTATGTTAAGAAAAGATTGGCTAGGATGTGGTATGTTCTCTGAAAGATTTATAGGATATGGTGGCTGTGGTCAAGAGTTTATTGCTAGACTTGCATATCAAGGTTACAAATATCAATTTAATCCTGATGCTATGATATACCACCACAGAGAGTTTGAAGGTGACAATGGTTTAACAAGAGAAATAAAAAACAAACAAGCCTCAGAATCAATCAAAATTATAAATAAACATTGTTGGAGTTATAGTGCCTGAAGTTGTTAGAAATATTTTTGAAGATTACGTAAAGAAAGAATTTGATCTTTTAGATTGTATAGCTGTCAATAATGGTACTTCTGCTTTGATAGCACCATTCTGGTCTATGGACTTGCAACCAGGCGATGAAGTTATCACAACTCCTTTTACTTTTATCGCAACATCCAATGCCATCTTAATAGCAGGAGGGAAACCAGTATTTGTAGATATAGACCCAGATACTCTTTTAATAGACCCTGATAAGGTTGAAGAAGCAATAACTGAAAAAACAAGAGCAATAGCACCAGTTCATCTTTACGGAAGAGTTTGTCAGATGGAAAGGATAAATACGATTGCTGAAAAATATAACTTGATTGTTATAGAAGATACAGCCCAAGCCTTCGGAGCAACATGTCATTGTGGTAAATATGCCGGCATGATGTCAGATGTTGGAACTTTCAGTTTTTACAAAACTAAGAATATTTCAACCTTTGAAGGTGGAATGATTTGTATTCCTAAAGGAAGTAAACTGGATCATGTAAAAATTAGATCTATTTGTAACCAAGGACAAATTGGTAGATATAATCATGAATATATTGGTTTCAATTTTAGACTAGCAGAACCTTTGTGTCTAATGGCTTATGAACAAATGAAACTACATATGAAAGGAATAAAAGCAGAACTAGGTTTGCGCGGTCCCAAACAAGGACATTACCCCAATGTAGTCTATGATCAACCAGTTTATAAAAGAAAAGGAATAACTGGTAACTGCCCAATCGCAGAAAAAATAGCAAAATCTATTAAGGATGGGACTTATGAGTAACAAGCATTACAATGTTGGAATAATAGGGTGTGGAGCTATTTTAGTTAGACACATTGAAGCTATAAACAAAAATGATAATTTTTCATTAGTTTCTTTGTGTGATATTGATAAAGAAAAATATCCGTCTGACTTGCTTTCTAGAGAAAAGTTTTACGTGGACTACAAAAACATGATTGCAGAAGAGAACATAAACTTTGTTGTAATTGCTACACCAAATAATCTTCATTACGAGCAATCTATCTATGCTTTACAAAACGGTTGTGATATTTTAGTTGAAAAACCAGCTACCTTAAACTCAAACTTAATTCAAAAAATACAACAAACTGCTGATAAATATAATCAAAAAGCCTACTGTGTCCTGCAAGTTAGACTCAATCCATCCGTCCAATTAATAAAAGGTTTATTAGACACTGGAAAACTCGGAAAAATAAGAGGAATCAATCTAACACAAAGATGGCAGAGGCCTTTATCGTATTTTAATGGCTGGCGAGGGAATCCAAAAGAAGGAGGGGGGATATTGCATGAATGCGGGATACATTATCTAGATATCTTGTGCTATTTATTTGGAGAGCCAAAAGTTTGTTATTCTAAATACTATAATACAAAACATAAAAACTCTCCAATTGAAGATACAATTTATTCTATTGTGGATTATGGATCCTATGGTGGAACAATAGAGGTTACAATTTCTTCTGAGCCAAAAAACATTGAATGCAGTATTACTATTTTAACAGATAAAGGTCATGTTGAAATAGGGGGTAAAGCTTTAAATAAAATAGAAAAATTTTCATTTTTAGAAAAACATTTGAATTTAATTAAAGAAAATACACTTTTATTAGAATCTAGAAACCCTAATGCTTATGTAGGGTATGAAGGTTCTTGTCCAAACCATCCAGATCTGTATAGAAACTTGGAAAAATTTGATATTAAACAAACAAAAAAAGTAATAAACACCATAAATAAAATCTATGAAATGGCCCAACTATCTTACTAGGAGAGAGAATGAAAAAATTAAATGCCTGCATCAGTGTGATATCGTCTAGAACAAAATGTTTAAAACCCTGCTTAAAGTCTTTATGGGATAAGTATAATTATAAACACGATTATCCTGTTTATGTGTATTATTTTGATGACATTTACGATTCAGAAAAGATTAGAAATGATATAACAAGTACATGTACTCAAAATGTCACATTTAAATCTATCCCTTACAAAACACCAGATTTTTTAAAAGAAGAAGATTTGTTTTATAATAGAAAAGATAATTGGTATGCTAGAACTAGATTTCCAATAAATAGAAAAGGGTATTTGCATATGTGTCATTTTATGAGCAATTTTTATGGATACCCAAACACTGATTTTGAAAAATATGATTATGCTATGAGCATTGATGATGAATCTGCGTTTGTAGAAGAAATGCCTTATGATCCGTTTCAGATTATGAAAAATCGAACTGAAATGATAGGAGCACTTAAAATAACAGACCAAACAAAGAAAAAACCACATCAAGGTAATTTTGACACGAGAGTTCACCTTTGGGACGTTACGAAAAAATTTATTGAACACTATGGGATAATACCAAGTTCAAGTTTTATGAAAGATCTTCTAGAAGACCCAGAAGCAGATAAAAATTTTCATCTTTACCCAGCAGCTGATTCTTATGTGATTAAATTAGATGTTTTTAAAACAAAACAGTGGAAAATGTGGATAAATGCTGTTAATTCATTTGGTGGAATTTATAAATATCGTTGGGGAGACAACGATGTTATCAGTATCTTTTATTTAATTTTCTTTAAAGATAATATTTATGATTTAAAAACTGTTGATGATGGATATCACGTTCAAAATGCTCTAAGGCACTTACAAGATTATGCACCTGGAGTAAAGGACAATTCTAAATGAAGATTTTATACATAGATAACGGAAACAGACTATCAGAAAATTACACTTATAGATATTACGGTGATCTATATAGAGAACTATGTAAACTTTGTGAAGTTGATTTGTTCCAAGGGATTCCAAAAAGCATAGAAGAATTAACTAAAAGCAAGAACTACGATTGTATAATATTTGGATTAGGATATTTTTCAGAAAGAAACCCAAAAGCATATCAAGAGATACCTGGCTTAAAAGAGTGTAAAATACCTGTTGTTTGTAACATACATAAACAACTTATAATGTTAAAAGAAAAGCTGTATTTTTGTAAAATAAATAATATAGATCTATTTGCTGATGCTCATATTACTTATAAACAATGGGGAGAACTTTTAGGCTGTTCTTCTACTAGAATTTGGCTATCTGCTGATCCTACCTACTTTTATGATAGAAAAGAAGAAAAAATATATGATGTTGGGTTTAGCGGCGCTTCTCATGGAGATGGAAAAATACAAGGAGAAACAGCTGACCTTAGAGACAGAATTTATGATATTATAAAGAATAAAGAATTAAACTTATTTTGGAATAGACAAACTAAGGCATCAGATAGAATTAAATCCATAGACGAATATGCTTCATTAATTAATAAAAGCAAGATATGGATCGCCACAACAGGCCCATATTTGGATGTTAGTCCAAGATACTTTGAAGTTATATTGTCCAAAACTTTACTTTTTTGCAATAACATGCCAAAGCAATACGAAGATATGTTTATTGATGGTGTTAACTGTGTTACGTATAAAAATGATCTTTCTGATTTTGAAGAAAAATTAGATTTTTATTTGACAAATCCAGATAAAGCTGGTATAATAGTAGAAAACGCATATAATACTTTTTTTAACAACTATACAAACAAACATATGTGTGTTAAATTGTTGAATGAAATTAATAAAATAATAGAGTCGAGGTAAATATGTCTTTTAAAGTAATAGCAGATTTTGAGAAAGCAATAGCATCTTTCTTTGGAGCACCGCATGCAGTAGCAGTAGATTGCTGCACACACGGAATTGAACTTTGCTTGAGAATGAAACAAGTTAAAAAGATAAAAGTTCCAAAAAGAACTTATCTGTCTGTTCCTATGTTAGCTAACAAGCTTGATATTGATCTAGAATGGACCGATCAAATATGGCAAGATTACTACCACCTAACCAATGATATAATCGATGCTGCTGTCTTATGGAGAGAGGGTAGCTATATACCTAATACATACATGAGTGTTAGCTTTCAATTTAGAAAACACTTAAGTCTTGGTAGAGGCGGGGTTATATTATTTGATAAACATGAAGATTTTGATACCTTGAAAAGAATGTCTTATGACGGTAGAAACCCAGATGAATCTTGGTCTGTTCAGAACATAAAAACAATGGGTTATCACTATTATATGACTCCTGAAACAGCTGAGCTAGGTTTGCAAAAACTTGATGAAGCAATCAAAAGAAAGCCAAAACAATGGACATATACAGACTGGCCAGATTTAACAACAATGGATTTTTTTAATGAAAAGTAAAAATATAAACCATGGAATAGATTTCTATATGCATGATGATGTTTCTATACGTTGCTTAGATACTGCACAATTTGGAAATCATGTAGCTATAGATAAAGGATTTTACTGCACCACTGAACTATCAGTTGGTAGTTACGTCCATATAGGTCCTTATGTTAGTATAATAGGAAGTCCACAATCCAAAATGATAATGCAAGACTTTTCTTTCATTTCTGTTGGAACTAAAGTAATAGCAGGATCTGATGATTATTCTGCGTCTTGCTTAATGGGCCCACTAGTGCCAAAAAAATATAAAACATTGATATTGACAACTATAAAGTTTGAAAAATATTCTGGTTGTGGTGCTAGTTGCACTATTTTACCCGGTGTTACTTTAGCAGAGGGATCTGTTGTTTGTGCTGGGTCTTTAGTTAATAAGAGTACAAAACCATGGACAATATATGCAGGCAACCCAGCTAGACCTATAGGCACAAGAGATAGTGAAAAAGTTCGATTACAAGAAAAATATATATTAGAGGAAAATAATGAAAAATAAAATAAAACTTTTAGTTGGTGAAGCATTAAGAGAAAACATAAAAGACAGTAGTCTTCTAGAAGAGTTAGATAAAGCAGGTGATTCTTTCAGAATAATCTCAAATGTAGACTCCCTAGATATGGTTTCTATATTAGTTGATTTAGAATCAAAAATACACGATGAACTAGGAATAAATATATTGATAACCTCTGAAAGGGCTATGTCTACTAAAGGTCCTTTTTCTACTGTTCGAAGTCTAACAGATTTCACACACACTTTAATTGAAGAGGAAAATAGTGATTAAAGCAATTGTTATAACTGGGAGCTCTAAAGGAATTGGAAAATATCTATCAGAACAGCTACTAAAAGATGGATACTATGTCTATGGTTGTTCTAGAGGTGAATCCACAATTGATCATAAAAACTATCACCATTTTGAGGTAAATTTGAATTGTGAAAAATCTATATTAAATATGTTTAGGGTTATAAGAAAGTCCAACAATCAGTTATATGGGCTCATAAATAACGCTGGAGTAGCTTCTATGAACCACGTAGTACTAACACCTACCTCAACTGTTGAGAAGCTGTTTAACATCAATTTTAGAGCTACGTTTGTATGTTCTAGAGAAGCATCTAAGATAATGAAAAACTTTAACACAGGTAGGATTATAAATTTTTCTACTATAGCTGTTCCTATTTCTTTAGAAGGAGAATCAGTCTATGCTGCGTCTAAAGCTGCTGTTGAAAGTTTTACTAAAACATTATCTAAAGAAGTGTCAAACTATGGTATAACTGTCAATTTAATTGGTCCGAATCCTATAAAAACAAATTTAATAAAGAATGTACAAGATAACAAGTTGAAAAAAGTAATAGATATGCAAACTATTAAAAGATTTGGAAAGTTTGAAGATGTTTTAAATATAGTAAATTTTTATTTAAGCAGAAACAGCGATATGATAACAGCTCAAAAGATTTATCTAGGCGGTGTCTAATGAATAATTATGATATATTCTACAACAAACTAATAGGCTTCAAACACAATGAAGCAATAATTGATGGCGACAAGCGATATACTTATGGTGATATAATAGATAGAATTAAGCACTATGAAGATCTGTTGATGAAAAATAAAGTGCCTAATAATTCTTTAGTATCGATCTATGGCAACACTGGCTTTGAAACTATATGTATGTTTTTATGTTTGTGCAAGAATTTACACACAGTTATCCCAATATCAGAAATTTCTAAAAATAAAAAAGAAGAGTTTTTAACAATCTCAACTGCTGATTATTCAATAAACTTTTTCAAAAACAAGTTTAAAATAAATAACTTAAATTCAAGTAAAGAAAAACATGAATACTATAAAACTCTAAAAAATAGAAGAAACAGTGGATTGGTTGTTTTTTCTTCTGGGTCAACAGGAAAAAATAAAGCTGCTGTGCATGATTTAAATTTTATATTTGAAAAATTTACTGTTTCTAGAAAGAAAATGAGGGTTGTTTCGTTTTTACTTTTTGATCATCTTGGAGGTATAAACACTTTTTTATACACACTATCTAATGGTGGTTGCCTAATAATACCTAGAAATAGAAAAATTGAAAGCGTTTTAGAAAGCATACAGAAGTACAATGGGCAATTGTTGCCAACAAGCCCTTCTTTTATCAACATGATGTTGATGTCTGATAAAATAAGCTGTTACGATCTTTCTTCTCTTAAGGTTATATCTTATGGAACAGAACTCATGCACGAATATACTTTAAAGAAAATTTGTGAAGTTTTACCAAATGTTAAATTATTACAAACATATGGACTTACAGAAATCGGAGTTCTAAGATCTAAATCACTTAATAATGATTCGTTGTGGGTAAAACTAGGAGGATCAGAGTTTGCCACTAGAGTTGTTAAGGGTAAGTTACAAATAAAGGGCAACTCCACAATGCTAGGCTATTTGAACCACACAAACCCTTTTACTGAAGATGGTTGGTTAATTACTGGTGACAACGTTGAAGTTAAAGGAGAATATTATAAAATACTAGGTCGTGATAGTGATATAATAAACGTTGGAGGTCAAAAAGTCTACCCAGCAGAGGTTGAGAATGTTATACTAAAACTAAAAAATATAACTGATGCCTCTGTGTTCTCTGAAAGTAATATTATTTTAGGAAACATAGTTTGTGTAAATGTTGTTTTGGAGACAAAAGAAGAGATATCAAAACTTAAAAAAAGAATTAAACAAGAATGTTCTCAACAATTGGAAAAGTTTAAGATTCCAATGAAGATTAATATAGTTGAAAAAATTCAAAGTCATAGATTCAAAAGAATGAGGAAAAACATAAATGAAAATTGATTATTTTAACAACAAATCAGCGACAAATATACCATGGGTAGAGTCCCCATTTTTTTATGATATTGTTGAAAACCTAGCATTACCAAAAAAAGAAAAAGAAATGGCAACAAAGTATCATGAACAAGGCTATCTTGTAATAGATCTAGAATTAAAAGATGAGTTCATAGAAAACCTAATTACAGATGTTGAACATTATTTATCAATCAATCAAGCTAATAGGCAAAAGGAGTATGAGTATAATGAAAGTCCAAGACCATTTCAGTTATGGAAAAAAAGTAGTTTTGTAAAACAATTGGCTTTAAATAAAAAAATTTCTGAAACATTAGAATTTTTGTACGGAAGAAGATGCTTTCCTTTTTCAACAATTAATTTTTTAAAAGGTACTGAACAACCACTACACAGTGATACAATACATTTTCACTCTATCCCGCAGCTCTGGATGGTGGGTTCTTGGGTAGCTTTTGAGGATATGGACAAAGAAAACGGCGCTCTTAGAATAGTCCCAGGAAGTCACAAATGGGGAACTTTTGATTACAATATTCTAGGCTTGCCACACCCAGATGAAATTGAAGATGGATACAAAGTAAACTATTCCAAGTATGAGCATTTTGTTCGTAGCTTAATAAAGGCAAAAAAAGCAAAGGAAGTTACTGTTAATATGAAAAAAGGACAAGCACTAATCTGGGCGGCAAACTTGTTACACGGCGGTTCTGACATAATAGATTCTAGTCGGACAAGAAAATCACAAGCTATTCATTATTTTTTTGAAGGGTGTGATAAATATTATTCTCCAATGTTTTCTGTTCCTTATAGTGGTAAATACGCTGAAAAGTGGTGTGATATTGACAACAATATAACTAATTTTAAAGGAGATAAGTAATGAAAATATTAATATTAGGATCAACAGGGTTTATTGGAAGTAATCTAAAAACTAGATTAGAAAAAGAAGGACACACTATCTCTACTGCTGAGAGGTCTAGTGGTGTAGATATAAGAAACTATAGCGAAATAAATAACACTATTTACGAAGTAAAACCAGACATTATATATAATCTAGCTTCTCATGGTGGAAGCGTACACTATGTAAGAAACAATTCGGCAAATGTTTTTCAAGACAATGTGCTGATGGCAATTAATCTGTACAAGGCAATATCAGTAATAGACACAAATATAAAGGTTATACAACCTTTCTCTAATTGCTCATACCCAGGAAAAAGTGATATTCAATATGAAACAGAATGGCTTGATGGCGATGTGCATCCGTCAGTTTTTTCTTTTGGTAATTCAAAAAGATCAATATTTTATTTATCAGAATGTTACAAACAACAATACGGAATAAGATCAGTAAATATATTGTTTCCAAACACTTATGGACCTGGCGACTCTATAGACCCAAATCACACACATGCTCTAAATGGTATGGTTATAAGAATGCTAGAGGCTCAAAAAAGACAAGATAAGGATTTTGTTGTGTGGGGAACTGGATCTCCAATCAGAGAATGGGCTTACATAGATGATTTTATTGAAGTACTAGTGAGATGTTTGAATATCGAAGGGCAAGAGTATCCTGTAAACATGGGTCAAGAAAAAGGATATTCAATAGCTGAATCTGCTGGTTTGATTAAAAAAGCGTGTGGTTTTCAAGGTGATATAGTTTTTGATACAAAGTACAGAGATGGCGATCCCATCAAAGTTGTAAACGGAGATAAGTTTAAAAAATTATTTAAAAATTTCCAATTCTTTGATCATTATCAAGGAATATTAAATACAGTAAAATATTATAAGGAGAAAAAATGAAGAAAATATTAGTAACTGGTGGTGCTGGGTATGTTGGTACTACTTTAGTTCCAATGTTATTAGAGAAAGGTTATGAAGTAACTGTTATTGACAGCCTATTGTTTAGTAATGGGGATAGAATGATACCATTTTTAAACAGTTCAAAATTTAAATTTATCAAAGGAGATGTTAGAGATTTAAATCTTATGAGGCAGTTAATCATAGATAAAGATGTAGTTATACACTTAGCTGCGTATGTGGGGTTTCCGATATGTAGACTAAAAGGTCAAGAAGAATCTTATTCTTTGAATACAGATGCGACAAGAAAATTAACTGATATATTATCAGAAAACCAATATCTTCTATTTGGATCTACTGGGTCTAATTATGGCGAAGTTATTGGTCTTTGCACTGAAGATACGCCCTTAAACCCTTTATCTATCTATGGTAAGACTAAAACTGAGGCTGAAAGAATTGTTATGTCAAGAAAAAACTCAACAGCTTTCAGATTTGCAACAGCTTTTGGCATTTCTCCTAGGATGAGATTAGATTTATTAGTGAATGATTTAACATATAAAGCTATTACTGAAGGCTATGCTGTCATATACGAATCACATTTTTTAAGAACTTTTATTCATATTAGAGATTTAGCTAGATCTTTTCTTTTTGCAATTGAAAATAAAGAAAAAATGATTGGCGAAGTTTATAATGTTGGGTCTAATAAGATGAATTATACTAAAAGACAAGTTTGCGAATTGATAAATAAAGAAATACCTGAAGCATTTTTTCATCATGCTTCAATCAAGGAAGACCCAGATAAAAGAAATTATAAAGTCTCATATGACAAAATTAATTCTTTAGGATTTGAGGTTGAAGTGGACCTTATAACTGGTATTAGAGAAATAAAAGAAAGTGTTAAGCTTCTAGAACATAGCTTGAGGTACAGAAATGTCTAACAAACCTAGGAATTTTGATCAATATTATGAGTATTATTTGTCCTTACACCAGAACAAATGGTGTAGAAGATTACACGTCCTTGGACAACTGTTTACAATTGCGTATATTATATTCAGTATAAAGACTAATTTATGGCTTCTAATAGCCTCTCCTTTTGTTGTTTATCCGTTTGCTTGGTCAGGACACTACTTCTTTGAAAAAAACGAACCAGCAGCCTTTAGCAACCCTTTATGGGCTAAGATGTGTGATTGGGTAATGTTGAAAGATATTGTTATAGGAAAAATAGAGTGGTAATATGAATATTATGAAAAAATATAAAAAAAAGTTTAATATGTTTAAAGCTATAATAGGAAAAGATGATCCTATTATATTAGAGATAGGTGCACATTTTGGAGAAGATTCTATGAGGTTTGCAGAAGCTTTTCCCAAGGCAACAATACATTGCTTTGAACCTGATCCTAGGTGCATAGAGATATTTAAAAAACATGTAAAAAACGACAGAATCAAACTTCACGAAATAGCACTTTCAAGTGTCGAAGGTGAACTTGAATTTTATCAAAGCTACAATGATCAAGAATCTGAAACACCAGAAAAGTATGATTGGATCTCTGATGAAGATTATAAAGACCTTAAGTTAGGAAATTCTGGATCGTCTTCATTAAAAAAAGGATATGATAAAAACCTAAAAGAGACAATAAGAGTCAAAGCCCTGACTTATGATAAATGGGCAGAAACTAATAATATCAATAATGTAGATCTAGCTTGGATAGACGTGCAAGGAGCAGAAAAAGAAGTCCTTGATGGTATGTCAAACAAAATAAAACATATAAAGTTGATGTGGATAGAATTTGGCGAGCTGCAATATGAAGGAGCCCTTACAAGAGAAGAGACAATCAAATACATGAAATCTAGAGGCTTCAAAACTATTGAACACTTTTCTAGCAAAGGGTCTTCTGGAGATTTGCTTTTTAAGAGGTTAGATTGAAAGCATTATATTTACACATTCCAAAAACAGGAGGCACTAGTATCATGAAGGTACTAAGCCCACAAACTGATGTAATTGTTACAGAGGCACATCCTGTGTATAAAAGAAATCCAAAATACAATAAAAATTTTAATAAAGTGCTAAACTTTAAACTATCTAGAGCACAACATTTTTTAGAAGTATTGGGTCAAACACCTTATTCAAAGATGTGGAAAGTGGCAATAGTCAGAAACCCATGGGATCGTTATGTATCGAATTGGAAGTGGCTAACTAGAAAAGAATCTGTATATCCGAAAAAAGGCTGGAAAGCCAGAGGTTGGCAAGGTGAAGATGGCAACGTACCTTTTAGTAGTTTTGTGAAACAGGTGTCTTGGTGTTACGAAAATCAAACAACAATGCACGGATATCAACACGATAAGTGGCATATAAGAAATCAAATAGAGCATATAGTCGATTATAGTGGAAACATAATAGTTGATCATGTTGGAAGATTTGAAGATTTGGATAAAGAGTTTAAACTAATTTGCGATAAAATTGATGTAGATTTGGAGCTGCCTCATCTAAATCGTGTTGGACATTATTCTGGAGAGAAAGTGGAACATGAGCCTATTAAAATACATTATTCTGAGTACTACAATCAAGAGTTAGTTGATATTGTGGCCAATAGGTGTAAAAAAGATATAGATACGTTTAAATATGACTACAAGGAGAAAAAATGAAAGGAACAGTAGCAGTTAACCTAACTAATGGTTTTGGCAATAATATTTTTCAGTATACAGCAGCTAGATTACTTGCTGAGCATCTTGGTTCTGATTTAGTGTTATTACCACCAAGTAAAAATTACTATGCCATTGAGGATCTAAAAAGTTTGGGTTTTGATTTTATTAGTAAAAAACTTAATAACCCTATTAATATTCTTGACAAGCACTATAATATGTGCTACAATGATACTTTAAAAGGTAGAGATATCATACTATCTGGCTATTTTGAGGACTATACAATATACTTTGATAACTTAGAGAAGATTAGAGCTTGGTTTCCAAAAATAAAAAATAGAGAAGATAACAGCTTGGTTATACATATGAGAACAGGTGATCGATTATTTATGAAAAACGAATTTTACACAAAACCAAGAGCTAAAAATTATTTAGATGCAATACAAAAGTTTGACTTTGACAAGCTTCATATAGTAACAGATATGCCAAAATGGGATCACGTTACAGCTGATGAATTAAATAATATGAAGTTTCACTTAAATGTGCCACAAAATGAAAGAGTTCCAATAGAAGAATCAGTAAGATTTTTTAATGAATTTATTGATGGTTTTAAAGAATATAACCCAATCATTAAAAAAAGAAGTATTGTAGGTGATTTTAACTTTATTAGAGCCTCTAGTAACATATTGTTTGAGCACGGAACTTTATCTTGGTGGGCAGCTGCTCTAAGTGATGCAAAAAAAGTTGGTGTATATGGTCCGTGGAGACCTTGGAAAGGCACAAAGAATAAAAATTTAAGTAACATACCTTTAAACAATTGGTTTAAATGGCAATAAAGGAGAAAAAATGAAAAAAGCATTAGTATGTGGAGCAGGTGGGTTTATTGGCGGCCACTTGGTTAAGTATTTAAAAGCCAAAGGATATTGGGTCAGGGGTGTTGATTTAAAATACAACGAGTGGCAACCTGTAGACGAATACGCTGATGAGTTTATTCAAGGCGATTTAAGAGATATCTCAGTTGTATCTTCAGTTATAGACGAAGATATGGATGAAATATACCAATTAGCAGCAGATATGGGTGGGGCTGGATTCGTATTTACAGGTAATAACGATGCTGACATTATGCATAATTCTAGTTTAGTAAACTTGAATATAGCTCATGAGGCAACAAAGAAGAAGGTTAAGAAAGTATTCTACTCTTCATCTGCTTGTATGTATCCTGAACATAATCAATTGGACCCAGATAACCCAAATTGCGTAGAAGAGTCAGCATATCCTGCAAACCCAGACTCTGATTATGGTTGGGAAAAATTGTTTTCTGAAAGGCTCTTTCTTGCTTTTTACAGAAACAAAGGTCTTGAAGTTAGAATTGCAAGATTCCATAATATATTTGGTGAATATGGGTCTTGGACAGGTGGTAGAGAGAAAGCACCCGCTGCATTCTGTAGAAAAGTTGCTGAATGTGAAGATGGAGGTACTATAGAAGTATGGGGTCCCGGTAATCAAACTAGGTCTTTTTTGCATGTTAATGAGTGTTGTGAGGCTGTTTATCGCTTGATGCAGTCTAATTTTACTGGACCAGTAAACATTGGGTCTGAAGATATGATTTCTATAAATGATTTTGCACAAATGGCTATTGATATTTCTGGAAAAAATATTTCAATATATAATATTGATGGTCAAGAGTTTGAAGATAAATATGGCCATAAATGTCCAATTGGAGTTAATGGCAGAAACTCAGATAACACACTTTACCGAAACAAAATAGGCTGGGAAGTGTCTGAGCCTCTTATAAAAGGTATGACACGAACTTATGAGTGGATTGATAAGCAAGTAAAGGAGAAAAAATAAGATGGCTAAGTGTCTAGTTACGGGTCATTGTGGATACATTGGTTCAAAATTATATAAAAAGTTGAAGGATCTTGGTCACGAAGTCATCGGGATTGATCTAAAACAAGGTAACGATTTGCTAAAATTGTTAAAGGAAGACAATGATGGTTTGTTTCATCCACACTATTTTAACTTTAAACCAGAGTATGTGTTTCACATGGCTTGTTGGCCAAGGATAGGACTATGTTTAGAAAAGCCAGTTCCAACATCCGAAAACAATATCCTTGGCGGCTCAATAGTTTTAAATTTTGCAAGAAAAGTAGGTTCTGTAAAGAGACTTGTGTACTCCAGCTCTTCATCAGTTGTTGGAAATGGGTATGGACCAACCAACCCTTATGCGTTACAAAAATACACAACAGAGTTAGAGACCTCAATATATTCACAAGTTTATGGTCTAGAGACAGTTAGTTTGAGATATTTTAATGTTTATTCCGAGGATCAAACAACTGAGGGTCCTTATGCTACTGCTGTTGCTAACTGGATGGAAAGCATTAGATCTAACAAGAAACCATTTATAACAGGAGATGGTGAACAACGTAGAGATATGATTCATGCTGATGATGTAGTTTTGGCTAATATCTTTGCTATGGAATATGATAAGAAATTTAATGGGAAACATTTTGATATAGGAACTGGAACAAATATATCATTGAATGAAGTTAAAAACATAATCCACAAATATCACAACATTGAATTTGATTATGTAAAAGAAAGACCTGGCGAAGTCTTAAAAACAAAAGCCAATACTCTGCCTTTAAAAAAACTAGGCTGGAGTCATTCTATCTCTATAGAAGATGGAATTACCAATTGTTTTAATTTTAGGAGAAAAAAATGAATATAGGAATTATTGGACAAGGATTTGTAGGATCAGCAATTAGAGAAGGATTAAAAAATTATTATAAAATCTATACCTATGATATTGATCAAGAAAAGTGTAACTCTACACTTATGGATTTAATAGTAAACTGTGGTATAATATTTCAATGTCTACCCACTCCGATGTCGAGTGACGGAGAGTGTGACTTGTCTATAGTTGAAGAGTCACTTAAAAAAATTAACAATTTAACATCAGCTATACAAGATAAGCCAATAGTAATTATTAAATCAACAGTTCCCCCTGGAACAACAGAGAAACTTAATAAAAAAAATAGAAACCTAAATGTTATATTCAGTCCAGAATTTTTAACTGAAGCTAACCACATAGATGACTTTAAAAACCAAACAAGGATAATACTTGGAGGCCCAAGACCTTATACAACAAAAGTAAAAACTATGTTTAGAAAAGCTTTTCCAAAAATTCCAATTGTAAAGACTGGCTATAAAACTGCTGAGATGGTTAAATATTTTTTAAATAATTTTTTAACTGTAAAAGTATTATTTGCTAATGAGATGTATCAAATCTGTGAAGAGTTAGGAATAGATTATGATAAAGTAACAGAATACTCCTTATATGATACGAGGATTGGTAGAAGTCACTTGGCTGTCCCAGGACCTGATGGAGATTTTGGTGTTGGTGGCCACTGTTTTCCAAAAGATTTAGCAGCAATGATTTATTTATCTGAACAACTTGGAATAGATCCACAAATACTAAAGTGTGTTCAAAACAAAAACGAAAAAATAAGAACAAATAAAGACTGGCTCTCTATGGAGGGTCGAGCAATTTCAAAAAAGGAGAAAAAACAATGAAATTATCTGATCAAGCACTTGGAGCTATTATGATGGCTCTTCAAAAAGCTCTAACAGAGCAAACAGACATAGTTCCTGTTCTCAAATCATTTGAGCTGGATCTAATGGACAATGGAGAGCTTCTTGTTAAGAACCCTCCTATTGTTAAAACAAATGTAAAAGTTGGCGTTAAAGATGCCTAGGTACGTTTATAGATGTACAAAATGCGAAGGAGAGTTTCAGGTTCGTCATGGTATGAGTGAAACTCAAGAACATTGTGAACTATGTGAGGCTACAGGAACTCTTCAACGCATTCCTCAATTAACTTCTATTTCAAAACCTCCGTCGGAAGAGGGAAAGAGAATTAAAGAAGCAATTGAGGATAATAAAAAAATCTTTAAAGAACTATATAACGAAGCGAGGACACAAACATATGACGATTGATGCTGCTCTTACAATTGTGCTTTTAGTGAGCTTAGGATGCAATCTGTTGGCCGCTGTTTACATTAGAGACATACTAGGTAGGCTTGGCTGGTTAACGCAAAATATAGGCAATTTAACGCAATTAATTAGGGGTTTTCAAAACCACATTAGAGGTGTTCATGAACTTGAAAAATTTTATGGAGATCAAGATATGAAATTACTTGTTCAGCACACAAGTGATTTGATAGAGGTCATGGATGATTATTTAGAGGTTGGATTGGATTCTGAATTAATCGAGGAACAACTAACCGAGGACGAAACAAATGACACAACGCAAAAGAAAGAAAAGAACAAAGAGGATGTATTTTACTCAGATACACGAGGACGCGATTCTGAAGTATTGCGATCCGGCTACGACTTATCAGGAAAGGTGTAGCTTATATGAAGGATTAATACAACCAGCATTTTCTGAAATGGTTGATAAAATAGTTTTTACTTATCGCTTTACCACTCTACCCAATATAGAAGAACTAAGATCAGATTGCAAAGTTTGGCTTACAACTATACTTGCTAAGTATGACCCAAATCGTGGATCAAAAGCTTTTTCGTATTTTTCTGTTATAACAAAGAACTGGTTTATAGCTCAAGTAAAGAAAAACTCTAAAAGAGCAAAACGAGAAGTTGATATAAATGATGTTGGTAAAGAAGTCTTTATGAAAATGGAAGACACAGCTACACCAGTTTTAGATAACTTAACTCAAAAAGAATTTTGGGAGCAGTTTTACAAGAACTTAAACTCTTGGGATTCTACTAAGATGTCTGAGAATGAGTTGTTAGTTTATAATTCAATAAGAGAGCTTTTTGCTCATTCTCAAGAACTAGATATGTTGAATAAAAAAGCTGTTTATCTTTATATGAGAGAGATGACTGGTCTTACAACAAAGCAAATAGTATCTCAATTAAATAAAATGAAAACAAAATATCACTCTTTTAGGAAAGATTGGGATGATGGTAAAATTTAGCTAAGACTAATTATTATATGTCAAAAAAATTAGATCAAATTATACAAAAAACACTTGCTAACATAGAAGAGGATCGGTTAGTTACTCGAGATCTACTTGAGGATGCTATGGAGTATCTTGCAAAAGACGAGCACCGTCATAGAGAAATTGGCCTTACTTTGGCTAAGTACGTTGAAACCCTCCAGCGTTCAAACGAACAAATGGTAAAGGTTGCTTCTTTAATCCAGAAAGAAGAGAAAAAAGATGATGGTATTTCCAAAGAAGAAATGGAAAACTTATTCTCTGCTATAGCTGAGGAAAAAGAAGATGAAGTTTGATTTAACTAATATTTTTGATCTTTTAGCTGATCCCTTATCTAGACTTAACGTAAAGAATGATTTTTTTCAAGAAATGCTAGAGAAAGTACTTGGAGATGAAAAAAAGGTTGTATATAAAGGCTCGGTTTTGGAAGTCATCGATTTAGGCAAAGGAACTAGTGCCCCTTCTGCACCAACAGCAGGATCTGAAACTAGATATGCTATAAGGGCTAGAATAGAAGAATTACACGGAAGTGTTCCATTAGAAGAGTATATAACTCAAAAAAAACCTAACGGACAAATAAACAAGCTAATTGATACGCATGAAATAATTTACTCTGTGGATCCTACAAACTCTGGTATCGGAGCAACAGGAGAGATGTATGTTCCAAAAGCTGGTGATGTGGTGGAAATAATAGAAGTAGATAAAAATACTTATAGATTTGGTAAAAAACTAGATGTAAATGAAAACATAGCAGGTTTTGTAAAAGTCACAGATCCTGCACTACAAGATAGTCCTAGTACTTTTGTCCCTAGTCTTAGTCAAGATTTTCAGAATGGTCAAGGCTATAACCCAAACGCTTTATCGGGTCCAGCCTCAGCAGGATTGAATGATCAAGGACCTGTAAAAGAAGCTGCACTAGCAGGTGATTTTTATGAAAATAGAGGCCTACCATGCTCTGGTTATGTAGCAATATGGGTAATGAATCAACTAGGATTGAAGCCTCAACAATCACAGTGGAGAGATTGGAAGGCTTGGTCTAGATTAGATATTAATCTTTGGAAAACAATTAATTTAGTTGGTGGAGACTTAGGGGATACCTATAATATAGACGAAATACAAAAAAGACTTGGAGGGTCGGTGTCTAGATATTCTGAATCTCAAACCTTACCAAAACCAGGAACTGGTCCTGTGTTGACTCCTGGTCGATGGCATGTTGTTCAACATTGGTGTCCACCTGGGTCCTCTGGAGGATACCCATCTGGTCACATTTATTTGATCTACTGGGATGGTAGTGACAAAGTTTTAAAATGGCACAGCAGTCACAGACATAGGTATAGAGAAGAAACCAAGTCTTTAAGTAGTTGGTGGGGAGGAGGTTGTAAAAAAGCAATAGTGACATTACCAATTGGCGATATGAGTATATCAGCACCAGGAGGTTCTTTTTCTAATATTGTATTTGAGCTAGAATCTAAAATACCAATTCAAAGTGGATTGATAACTTCGTTATCTTTAAATGACTTAACTGCAAGAGTTGAGCAAGAATATACCCTCTGGAGTGGCAAAAAAGAGACAGACCCAACAGTCTATGAAGTATTAAAGAAATATTGGGATAATATACAGTACGGAACTTGGACCCCAAGTGGAACACCATGGTCCGCCTCTTTTATATCTTGGATAGTTGGGGATTCTACATTTCCAAAAGCAGCTGCACATCGATTGTACGCTGAATCTGCCTTGAACAATAGACTAGCTAATAATGGAAGCTGGCATTTATTTTCGTTGATGCGAGAAACACCAGTGGTTGCAATTGGTGATGTTATGGTCAGGCCAAGGGACGGAAGCTACACTAACACGCATGGAGACATTGTTTGGAAGATAGAAAACAACACAGCCTATCTAGCCGGTGGTAACTTAAGTGACACAATGAAGAAAAACATAACTATATCACTTAATGATAATAATACTGTAAAAGATCCAAAAGGTTATAAAATAATATTAAAAAAGGTGGTTTAAAATGAGTAAAAAAATATCAAGAGTATTAAAAAGTGAATTAGAAAATTTAATTGACAAAGGTAGTCTTAATGGGTTCTTAGGAACAGAGATACCTGCGACCAAGGCTTTAGGAGTTGGAGAAGATAGACCAACTTACATATCAGCAGAATCAGAAAAAGTTGTATCTAAAAACAATTCTTATATAATTTTAGGAAACGATAGGCTTGGTGACGTTGCTCATGGTTTTGGTGGCTTAGGAACACCAAATTCAAATTGCATAGATCTGGTGGTTGGTTTAGGGTCCTCTAATATAAATGGAACTGTTAAAGGTGCTTTTCTAACAGCAGACGATTATGTTAACAAAGATCCTGTAAAAGATGCTGCGAGAATATACATATCACAGAGGGCTGACCTAGATGCATATTTTAATGAAAAAGGTGGTTCAAACTATAAAGATAAAAAAAATAAAGGTGTTTCTGGTATAGCTTTAAAAGCTGATACAATATTGATGCAAGGCAGAAGAAATATAAAAATAAAAGCTGGTCTTTCACTACCAAGTGAATCAGACGCTCATGGAGCTAAGGTACCTCCACCAAAAATCGAACTAATAGCAGGTGGAAAACTTGAACCAGTAGTGAAGGGGAATAAATTGGTGGCTTGCCTTAGAAAAATGCATAAACAAATCTCTTCAAATAGAGCTATTATAATAAAACTATGCAAACAAAATGTAAAGTTAAGAGGCCAATTGGCAGGACATGTACACCCAACAAACACTGGTATAGCGTTACCGTCACCTAATATGATAGCCCATGCAGCTACAAATATTCCAAAAGATATTGCTGATATTTTGGATCAAATGACAAAGGAAGCGCAACTTGGAATAGATATTCTTAATCACTTGAATATGCCAAATAGAAACAAGTACATACTTAGTAGCAGAGTATACACATCGTAGGAAACAAAATGTCAGAAATTAAAAAATACCAAGATCTAGTTTGTGATAAAACAGAAATAATAGAAGAGAAAAAGCCCGAAGAGGTAGAATGTAAAGAAGAAGAAAAAAAAGATGAAATAAAAACTAGAATTCTGCTTCCCGAACTTGCAAAAACCCAAGATCCTCAAGTAAAAACTATTATATTTAATGGTGTTTCTGTAGATGTTGATGACGAGCCACTAGATTTTAATAATGAAAATATCACAAAGGATTTTTCGGAGCTTGGTAATTTATTTAAGCAATATGTGAAGTTTCAAAAAATGCTTTTGTTTACTCAAGGGTCTAGGCTTACACTAAACGGTAAGAAATTTTATATTGGAAAAGAAGGAGTAAGGTTACTGAAATTTTCTAGACAACTAAAAAGAGCAATAAGAAAAAACTTTAGCAGAAAAAACAGCGGAGTTTCTTTAGGTGATTTAGCTGATTTGGAAATTAATATAAAAAATAACAAGATAACTTCTATAACTATTAATAAAAAGAAGTGTGAACCAGTTGCACTAAAGGGTATATCAAAGCTGCTACGAACTCCAAAAACTACTGTAATGCTTGTTAATAATATTAAAAAAAACTTACCTTATTTAAAAGGTGTGGGCCCTAATACAAATTGGCTCAATGTGCTTAATAAAATAACTGACAACAAAATAAAGATAATGCCTCTTGTAAAAAGAGACTTGTCTTTTTTGAAAGACGATGTTTTTGAAAACCTAAGAGATAAACTATTAGATGATGAAATGTCTTTGTCTGACTGCATACAGTTTTCTATATCTAATAGACAAATAAACACAAGATCAAAACATTGGGACAGAGAGCTGTCAAGAAAAACCAGAGATCTTTTTGCTGGTAACATAAGTTCCGAAGAGTATTCTTTAAATACTGGTGGCACGATACTTTCTAAAGGCAAGCTAAAAAAAGTTTTTTTGCAAAGCCTAGAGCCTAAAAAATTAAATGCAATTTTTGATGAGCTAAGAAAAATACTAGAGGAAGCAGATGATATAAGAGACATAGATCTCACTGGGTTTATTAACAAAGACTTTTTCCAGTCAATGAACTTGGACGCTTTAAAAAATATCTTATCTTTTTTAGATTTTAGAGATGCGGTTGAGGTAATATTTAAAAAAATAATTGAAACAAAACCAGAAAGCATTGATATGGTTCTTAAAGAGCTTGGTGGTGATATTAAGGAGCAAATATGGGAAGAATTAAAGAAAAGATTAAAAACAATCTCACTGTGCAAGATCGGCTCCTTTGCTGTTGATAAATTAGTCAATACACTACTAGATCAAATACCTGTTGATAATTTAGTTTCGGAAGTGATGGAGAAGAGTTTCGTATGTTCTGTTCAGTTTCCAGACCCAGAAGGTATCATTCGAAACACAAAAACAGAAATAAAAACTATGATAATAAATACAATTCGAGTTGAAATAGAAAACGTAGACATATGTGAACTGAGTGAGTTAAACTTAAAAGATCCAATTGTAGACTTAAGGTTTGATATAGAGGATTTAATAAGAGAAAAAGTGGAAAACTTTAAAACATTTGATGTCGAGTGTCCAATAACTATAGAGGAGATAAAAGAGTTATTAGAGAACTTTGGCGATGTTGTTGATAATTTGAGTGTAGACTCAATTCAAGGATTGTTACCAAACATAAATATCCTTCCAGGTGGTGAAGGGGACGGAGAAGGAGGAGGGTTTCCTTTTCCAAGACCATGGGATCAAGGAACCAGAGAGGAGAGAAATAGATCAGGAAACTACAAGAAACGGGGAGATATGCTTAACTCTTTTAAAGATATACCAAAACCAACTGCTCAAGATATATACAAAGCATACGGACAAGCATTTTTTTCTATACTAGAGTTTGACACCATCGTTGAAAAACTAAATGTACTCCCAGGCGGCGCATTCTTTAAGAACTTATTGAGTGGAGGTTTTTCCTTAAATGGAGACAATATATATGGTAGAATAGCAAGTTTACCTAAATTTTTAAAACTCGACCTTCTCCAAGGGGACACAAGCTTCTTGTTACCATCTATTCCTCAAATACCTAGTTTTACAAGTGGTGGCTGGCCTCTTATACTTGAAAAGCTAAAAAAACTAGCTATAAATAAACTATTAGATATTGCCAACTCTTTGGTCATCTCTTTATTAATAAAACTATTAGATGCTTTAGAGGCATCCATAGATAATTTAATACAAAATTTAGCTAACCAAGCACTGGCTGCTGTTGGCTTAGGAGACTCACCAGAGGGTTCCCAGCCTGCTTTGAGCACACCAAACTCACAAGCATCCCAAGACGGAACTGGTGGCCCCTCTGGTACAGGTGGTGGCTCTAGTAGTGGATACCCAATAAGTCAAGATAGCGAAGGTATAGTAATTGATGTTCCATTTGAATCAAGACCAGTAAGGTCTGGAACAGGATATACTAGAGCACCGAGTACACCCTCAACAGGTGGATCTCCATTCTTAAGTCAAGACAACAGAAAAAACCCATTTAGAAAAATGGTCAATCAAATAATATGTGATGGCAACCTAGAAGGTAGCGAAGCCACACAAGAAAATATACTAGAAAACTCTGGTATACCTAGAGACAAAATGAGGGAGTTTATAGATTTTATAGGTGAAAACTTAAATACTTTTGAGTTTACTAATTTAATATTAGACCCTGATTCCCCATCATCAAGATTAGTGCACGAAAAGTTATTAAATAAGATAAGAACCATGAACTTAGGACTATCAGATTTTTTTGAAGATATTGATGATTTTTCTATAATATTTGCGTCAATTAGCGATCTTTTAACTGAGCAAGAATTAGAAAGATTAGAATCACTAGAGCTTCTAGAGTCTAAGTTTAATCCAAATACCAATATTCCAATTTCAAATTCAATCTGCTTGGATAATGAAAAAAAACAAATACTCAACGACCTAAGAGATCAAGTTTACGGTCCAGGTTCAGGTAGAGCAGAAACAGAAAAGGATAAAGAAACACTGGCTGACTTGCTAGATCCTTTACTAGATGACGACTTTAATGGTATAATGGATAAGATCAAGGATGCTCTAAAACCACAAATAGACGAAGAAACTGGTTTAATAAAAGACCCAGAATGTGTAGATGATCTGGAAGATCCTGAAAAAGATGATGAAGAAATATTACCAGTTGTAACAATCGATGAAGAAATAAACAATATACTTAACCAAGAGTTAAACAAAACATTTAAAGACTTGAACAGAGTGTTTGAATTAGACATGGTGGGTAGAAGAAACTCTTTCTTTGATAATGTATTAACAGACCAAAGGGGTATAAAACTATCCTCTGGTTTCTTAAATCACGAAAGACGAGTTTCATTAAAGTTTTTGTTTCCAAATGCTGCTAACACTGTCGCCCAGAATGAGGACAAATTTGAAGAAGCAGGGTTTTTCTTAAAATATCTTATGAGAACTTTGACAGAGGACGAAGATGCCGAGGGCAACAGTATTGCAAAAAGAGATAAGCCCTATCCTAATCACTTGTTTCCAGAGACAGTTGGGATACATTGTAAAAACCAATTAGAAGAAACTATGGAAAACTTTGATTTTGACATAGAGGCAGACAATAAACTTAAATTTAGAAACAAAACAGACCTAAAAGATGCTGAATTTGATTTTGGATTTAACATTGTTTATAAACCTTTTATAAAAGATAATAATAAATTTACAAGAAGTGGTTTCTGTAGGGTAAGAAAAGTAGACATAACTGTTAATAAAAAATTCTTGGGTACAAAAACTGTTGAATCTAAAATTGAAGATGTTAATGTTAAAAGCAAGCTTGATCTTGGAAAGCATAAAAAAATTATAGACGAGATAGACACAAAAAAAGAACCACTAAATGAACCATACCAAGCTAATTTGTTTAAAAAGTATTTGAAAAAAAGAAGTGGTTTAAATCTAAATGTTAAGAAAAGCGTATTCAACAAATTAAACAGAAAAATAAACAAGAAAATCTCTAAGAGGTTGTTGAAAGCAAACTCAGCAGAAGAACCTCCAGAAGGTTTTAAGTTTGGTTATGTAAGTGATGAATTGAATTATGAAGATCTACTTTATGTTTCTCCAGATTCAAAAAAAGGCGATGAATCTACTTGGAAATATGAACACAAAGAGAGGGATGAAGTTTTAGGTGTTTCTGCCACTAGGCATCCAAGAGTTAAGTTTTTAGATCCAGTTAAGTATGGCGGTAGATACACAAGGCCCAAACTTTATGTAGAAGATATAGAGCATGACGGATGGGTAGGTCTAATGGCTAAAGTGGTTCCCGAAGAAGATGGATTCGACCCAAAAAGAGAAAACTTTATGTTCATATCAGAAGTGTCAGAAAGAGTTAACAAAAAACAGACAAAAATACCAAACGATGAGAGAATGGATATAGATCCTGACTGTTTTGATGAACCACCATTTGATAAACTAATGAATGCTGGTCAAAAAGCGCAAATGGAGGGAATAATAATAGCAACAATAAGAACTTATGTTATCGAGGCAATATTAAGATGTCTGCCAATATTCTCCGTATTAGCCCCCGATTTTGATAAAAACTATAGTGATTTGTTTTTAGATTTTGTAGTGGCTAAAATGCAAGATGATATGATGGATAGAGAGGACTGGCCCTCTAGAATAAGAGGAAATAAATATTGGCATTTGTTTCTGGACTCTTCTGTTGATTTAGCATTTCGACTAGTACAGGAAAAAGAAATAGAGGCTAACCCAACATTACTAGGATTACTTGAAGATGCTAATAAGGTTTCTGAAAGATATAGAAGCCCTAAAATAATTGATAGAAAACTTTTGTTTAAAGTTACAAGCTATACAGTTTCAGATGGAAAGATAACAGATATAGAACTTGCAGGAGATATACAACTTTCTAATACAAAAAAACAGTACATCATCAACATATTAGAGTCAATGTTTTATACGACTTATGGATCTCGATATCGTTCGTTTTTAAGAAAAAAGAAAGATAAAAGTTTAAAATGGAATTTAAAATTTAAAAAAGCCTTAAGTGTTAAGTATCTAAGAAAAGTTACTAGAGAGTATGAATCTTATAAGTTTAGAAAGAAATCAAAACGAATTTTAATGTATTTAATTAAAGATCAATTTCAACTTTACTCAAAAAAATTAAAAGATGCGTTACCATCACAAATAGAAGATATTACTGCTTCTATTTTAAAAGATATGAAAATTTTTCTAAACGACAGAGAGAGTGTGTATGATATTTCAAATGGTTCTTCCAACAACCCTTTAGATGGCTTGTCTTTGGACGAAGAGGCTTTTCAAAGCCTAAAAGATACAGGAGCATTTTTTATAGAAAAATATTTTGTTGCTGATCCCAAACGAATGACGAGGTTTGAAGGAGTTAAGTCTGTTGAAGAAACTAGAGAATTTTTAAAAAAATATAGAAATAAAGAGAAATACATATCTGAGCTTTTTGGAGACGCTCAAGTAGCTAATAAAAAACTGATAGGATCTCTTGGATTAAAATTTGGTGTAAGAGTTTGTTATGTTCCTTCTTCTGGTATGGTTAGTAGAAATCCAAGTAAAGCAAAATATAATGAATCTAGAGCATACAATGTTAAAGCCGCTAAGGTGACTGTTAATGGAAGTGAAAAAACACATGCACCAACCAAAAATTATTTTCCACTATTTTCTTATGAACAAGACATATTGGATAGAAAAATAAAAGAGTTTGACCTTTCGGATGACAACTTGGGAGAAGATATACAATGTTACCTAGATAAACTTTTACAAAATGAGGAACTGGATTTTCTTTTTAATGTTTTGTTGGGAGCTAAGAATGTCGCATCCTTAACAGCTATTTATTATTATGATGGCTTTATAGAATCTATAGGAATTGATGAAACAGAAAGAGAAGAAGGCATTGTGGGCACTAGTGGAAGGTGGAAAGAAACAATTATGAAAAGAACTCGAGAACTACTAGCAGATATGTTTAATTCTTGTTATTATTCTTATGATGATCAATTTAGTTTTGGAAACAGGGAGATATCATTTAAAGCTAGAAAGCTTATAAAAAGAAACAAGTCGCCAAAACTTAGAAAAAACTTTGCTATAAATGTAAAAAGAAAACAATTGAGAAAATTAATTGAGAGACCGTATGATATGTTTGGTAATGAAAAAATATCAGTCGTATCAGATTTATTAGGAGATTGAAAAATGCCAGTTAAAAATATTACCGTTGCCTTTCCTCTTGAAATAAGAGAAGGTGTTGGTATTGTGCCAATAGACGAAAATGCGATAGTAGATGCTGTTAAGTTTCAACTAAAAAATATAATATTGACTAGACCTGGGGAGAAACTGTCTGATCCAAATTTTGGTGTTGGGTTACACAATTTTTTATTTTCACAGGAAAGTAGTAAAGTAACAGCGATTAGAAATAGGATTAACAACCAGATAAGAAGATATATGAATTATTTTGATACTTTAGACATAGATGTTAAAAGAACAACTGATAGTGATATGTCGATTAGTGTTTACATAAGATTTGTTATCTCCCAGCCAAAAATAGAGGGTGAATTAGAGATCTCTGTTTAAATTTAATTTCGATTTTGAACTATTTACTTTGATTGTAGGAGACCTTCACAATGGCGAAAGGAAAAAATGTACCCATAAAATACACTAGCAGAGACTTTAACTCTATAAAAGAAGAGTTAATAAATTACACAAAAAGATATTACCCAGATACTTATAATGATTTTTCAGACTCCTCTTTTGGAGAAATTATATTTGATCTAGTATCTTATGTAGGCGATTCTTTGTCGTATTATGTTGATTATCAAGCAAATGAAAGTTTTATGGATACAGCTGTAGAGTTTGCCAATATAAGAAAACATGCGAGAGCTATGGGATTTTCTTACTCAGGAGTTCCAACCTCCTTTGGAGTAGTTTCTTTTTTTATATTAGTACCAGCCAACGCAGATGGAAACGCCCCAAACATGGACTATGCTCCTGTGCTAAAGAAAGGAGCCAATTTACAATCTAATAATGGTGTTTCTTTTATTTTATTGGAAGATGTTGATTTTTTTAATTCACAGAATGATATAGTTGAGGCTAGGTATAATGAAAGCACCGGTGGTGTCTCTTATTATGCAATTAGAGCTTTTGGGCAAGTTTCTTCTGGGAAGCTCCAAGTTGCTGAAATTGATTTAACCTCTAACACTTTTGAAAGATTTAAAAAAATTAGAGTCGGTGACCCATCAGTAACAGAAATAGTCTCTGTTCAAGATTCTGAAGGAAACAAGTTCTATGAGGTAGACTATTTGTCTCAAGAAACTGTATTATTAGAAACCACTAACCCAACAGCTAGACAAGATGGTGTTAGGTCCATAATGAAACCTTTCGTAACAGCTCGTAGATTTGTTGTAGAACAAGATAACACAGGAACTTATTTACAATTTGGATTTGGTTCTGAGAATGATGAAGACGCGGGACTAACAGATCCTTCTGATGTTGTGTTAAGGCTAAATGCTAGAAACCACATTACAGATAATTCATTTGATCCAAACAAACTATTAGGAACAGACAAACTAGGTATCTCACCATTTGGAACAACTTTGACAGTTGTTATAAGAAAAAATGATTCTACAAATGTAAATATAGGATCAAGAGGTTTAGATACGATTGTTGATGCAGAGATAAAATTTATATCTGAAAATAATCTAAATTCCTCTCTTGCTTCTGTTGTTAGAGGATCATTAGAAGTAACTAATGATAAACCAATAGTAGGTCAAAACATACAAACAGCTGCTGAAGACATTAAAACTAAAGCTAAGAATTATTATGCCACTCAAAACAGAGCTGTGACTAAACAGGACTATGAAGCTATAGCTTATTTTATGCCTAAGAAGTTTGGCAGTATAAAAAGAGTGAATGTTATTAATGATCCGTCCTCCACAAATAGAAAGTTGGCTATGTACGTTTTATCACAAAATACTGATGGTCATTTAATTTTATCTAACGACAGGATTAAATCTAATTTAAAAAAATGGCTAACAAGATATAAAGGAATAAATGATCAAATAGAAATATTTGATGCTAAGATAATAAATTTTGGGATTAATTTTGAAATTTCTGTTGATCCTAGATTTAATAAAGAAGAAACAGTAAACTTAGCAATAAAAAATATAACCGACAGATATAGTACAAAGTTTTATATTGGAGAACCAGTTTACTTAACAGAAATTTCTAATATACTATCTAAAACTCAAGGCGTTATAGATGTTATTTCTGTAGAAATAGTTAACAAGAAGAATTCTCCTTATTCTACAACACCACTAGATTTTAAAAAAATTATTTCCAAAGATAATACATACTACAAGACTCCAAAAAATGTAGTTTTAGAGATAAAATTTCCAAAAGATGATATACAAGGAAAAGTTAAATGACAATAAAAAGATATTTCGCCACAGCTGATAACACGATCACAAATGCATTTAAGGAAAACTTAGTAACTAGAGGAACTGGTTCTAATATGGGACAATCAGACATTCTAGAAGTTTTCTCTATATATGGGCAAGCCACAACTTCATCAGCCGAAGCCTCTAGGGTTTTAATACAGTTTGATACAACCCAAGTAAGCACAGATAGAACAGCTGGTGTGATTCCTGCATCAGGCTCTGTTTCATTTTATTTAAATATGTTCAATACACCACACGCTGAAACTCTTCCTGTAGATTTTACACTTACAGTTTCAGCTGTGTCACAATCTTGGCAAGAAGGGTATGGACTAGATATGGAAACTTATTCTGATTTAACTTATGGAGGCATTGGTTCAAATTGGATAAATAGAGCGGCAAGCACAGCATGGACTTCTACTGGTGGTGACTATCATGCCTCTCCTATTTTTGAACAAAGATTTTCTGAGGGATATGAAGATTTATCAATTGATATAACTGAACTAGTTGAACAGTGGTTAACAGGATCAGCAGGTGGTGGTAAAGAAAACTATGGTGTTGGTATACAATTAACTTCATCGCAAGAAACAGCTAGTAGATCATTCTTTACCAAGAAATTTTTTGCTCGTGGTACAGAATATTATCTCAAAAGACCAGTTATTGAAGCTAGGTGGAATAACTCAATAATGGACGATAGAGGCTTGTTTTATGCCTCTTCATCACTAGCTCCTGGGAGAGATAACCTAAACAGTTTGTATCTCTACAATCGCATTAGAGGGCGCTTAAGAGACATACCAGACATTGGAACCGGAGCAATATATGTTAATCTTCATGAATCTGCCGGAGGGTCTAAGATTGGATCTTCATTTACTGGTTCTCATGTTTCAACAGGTATCTATAGATGTGACGTTCACGCTTCCACCAGTGATACTTCTATTGTTGATGTATGGTTTTCTGGATCAACACAATATCATACAGGAACTATTTCAGTCAAATCTTTTACAGCAGATGTGCATAGTCCAACTGATAAATACATATTGAAAGTTTCTGATGCTAAGAATTATTATGTAAACGATGGGTTTGAGAGATTTAGGCTTTATATAAGACCTAGAAACTGGTCGCCAACAATATATACAGTTGCACAGTCTATTCCTGAAACTACGATTATAACTTCAGCTTCATACGAAGTTTATAGAATCATTGATAATGAATTAGTTGTACCACACGGAACAGGTTCGACACTTCACACTTTTATGTCATATGATAGTGACGGAAATTACTTTGATTTAGATATGTCTACTTTGGAAGCTGGATATGATTATGGAATAAGATTTGCTTTTTATGATGATTACGTAAATTCATGGAAAGACCAAACGTATGAATTTAGATTTAAAGTGAGACAAAATGAGTATTAAAGATTTATTTTCTAACAAGCCGACAACAATGCAATCAGCGAATTCAGCCTCAGCAGCAATAGAGTCGCCAGATTTTTTAGAAGCATTAAGAAAACAGAGAGAAGAGATTGTTCCTCCAATTGACTTTTTGT